GTCAAATCTCTATCTTTCCACTCTAACGGTACCCAGCCTAGGTCTCCAACAAACCACTTCTTAATGTGGGTGGTGTCTTTGATTTCAGCAGGCTCTGTAGTCTTAACAGCAGTGCCTTTATGGATAGGTAACTTAAATACTTTTCCATATATCTTAACTTTACGGTCATCTATCCACTCTCCGTCGTGCTTCTTTACAAAGTTCTTAATGTGGGCTGTAAGCTCACCATTACCTTTCTTAAAGCATGTAGAGTTAAATGTGTACTCCTTAAGCTTAGTCTTACCCATTGGCTTAGTAGGAAGTAGTGGCTCAATCTTATTTTTAGCATCCTCAATCATCTGATCAAGACGATCGACATTAATCTTTCCTAGTACCTCATTAAAATTAAAACCTCTATGCTCTTGTCTAGTTACAATCTCAGCAACAGCTTTTTCAAGGCTATAGGAATCTTCCCAATCCCAGCCATTGTGGCGTATGTCTTCTAAGTAGTTCAGAACACCCTTAGTTGCCTTACTATCGTAAATGTTGTAGTAGAGCATATCTGCAGCAAAAGTTTTAAATCTATGCTCAATTGGTACATCCTTTCTGAACTCAATTTTTAAGTCGGAAGACTTAGATATCTTGGCCAGATTATCAAGACTATGACCTCCAAATCTATCAGGGTTCAAAGTCTTAGATAAGACCATCGTATCGTCAATTACACAAGACTCTCCTCCCAATGTATCGGGAGAGATTGTGTAGTCTAGGCCTAATTTTAGCTTAAGTACTAGATGGTCGTAATTAATACCATTATGAGAGATTAGTCTTAAGTCATTACCACATTCTTTTAAGAATGGCACTAATTCGTCAATAGTCTTACGGGTATACTCTACAGGATCATAATCTTTAAGTTCGTAAGTGAACTCTCTGTCTACTTCCTCGTACTCACGACCATCAAATACATACTCATCTCCGTCATAGAAGCATATAATCTCATCAGTATTCACATTGATGAACACAGCGCAATGGAGCTTAAATAACTCTTCGCCATTTTCATCTACTTTAAGTTTATAAGGTACGGATGTGTAATCTATAAACTCATCTGTAAGGAGGCCATTAGCCTCCAAATCCCATACAAATTCATTATTCATTCACTACCTCTCATTAGTAAAGCTTACTATAAAAGGCGTCGAACATAAGTGCCTATAAATGGATCTTATAACCCTAACCTCACCACAGTCTTTCATTTCTCTACGTACATAGTCGACAGCATCTTCGTTGGAATATACGGGTATTTCTCGTTTTGCGCCTACGTCAGGTATAGCGTAATACTTAATGATATCGTCCATCATTATTCTCCTATAGAGGGGTTAGGGGCCACGACCTTAAACCCATACGCTTGAAGCCTGTTTGTTAGTTCACGATTTTCTTCATACCATTTGTATTCGCGCTCACACATTTCTACAAATTCAGGAATGTCTTGATTTAATGTGTATTGCTTCCAATCTTCTTCACTCACTATCATTACTCCTCGATAGGCTCATACGTTTTTTCAAAAATATCTTGCTTGCATGGGTAAAACTCACCATTAACACCTTTAATTACCCAGTCACCTTCACGAGCAGTCATATTTCCCTCTAGTGTTTCTATAGTTAAGGCTGGTTCACCATTAACAAAATGTGCGAAGCAATTGCCGCGTACAAAGTTATAGCATTGGTTTTTTGATTCCATAGTGAACTGCATGGAATCAACAACTACTGGCTTTTTTCTGAATTTCATTATTATTCCTTATTTTGTACACACGCTCCACCTTAAAATGGAGGAGCATCTTTAGATTCAGTACCATCATCTGATGAATCTTCTTCGTTATGGTGTTCTGGAACATCTTCGTAATTAGGCTCTCTGTGAGCCTCCTGCCAATCTTCCCAGTCATACATAACATGTTTACCAGGGTCATAGTACCATGGCCCACAAGGCCCTGTAGCAACCCCTCCACGCCCTTTGGTGATAGTTGCGTAGGTCTTATTACGTTCTTCGGGATCTTCAGCATTCTTGTCTCTTGCCATTAATATATTCACAGACCCCGACTTAAAGATTGCACTTGCGCCATCAAGATCAGCCTCTTGAGGCATAATGATGTTACCGTCTTTGTCTTTGTTTAGTCGTGATCCAGCCTTATTAAAGTGACAGATATTAACAATAGTTACACTGTCATACTTCTTAACAAACCTCTTTTCCCAGCGAATAAATGCTTGTTGGTCTCGGAACTCTAGCCCCTCAAACAAGTCATTAAGTGGGTCAAATATGACCAGTCTTACGCCGAGTGTGACTACAGCCTCTTCAACCTTCTTCTGTACATCCTCGATAGTACCATCTCTATCGTCAACAATGAAGTATTTAGGAGATCCATCCTCATTATAGTCTAATTCATCAAGCTTTTCTTTATTTTCTTTAATAATATCGATAGCTTTATCATAATTCTTACTTAAGTTAATGCCAAGATGACGTGAATAGATGTTGACAGCATATTGACCCTTAGCAAGCTCCAGTGACACAGGCAAGGATAGCTCGGTTAATTCTGTACACCAGAAATAAATAGCCTCACCAATCAAAGATGTCTTGCCAATACCAGTTGCACCACCTATGTTAATGATAGTACCCCCTGAGAAGCCCCCATTCGTCATCTCCTGGACTTTACGCATAAAGGGTGGTAGACGTATCTTAGTCTTCTTAAATTCCTCTATGGCTGCCTCACGCATTTCTGCAGAGCTTACGATACCTACAGGTATATGTCTTCTTTTGTTATTGAACAAATCACTAACAAAATCCTTAACTAATCCCTTCATCAAATATTCATTAGGGTCTTTCTCTTGCCACAAGATCTTATACACCTTACCTTTTGGTAAGACATCTAAGCATTCGTCCATGGCCTTATTGCCAGCTTCATCATTGTCTAAAGCTAGTACAATCTCTTCGAAAGAGTTAATCCACTCATAATTGTTCTTAAGTTGGGCTTTTAGGCTACCCTCTCCAGAGGTAGGACTAACAAATGCTGGCTTATACCAATTCTCCCGGAAATGGCTACTATTGACCATATCGATGCAAGCTTCACGGTCTTCTTCTCCTCCTACAATGACAAGAGTCTTACCTCCTCCCTTGTAGTGGATTGCTCCGTAAAGATCATTAGTAATTCCTACCCTACCTTCAGAGAAGAATTTCTTATCTCGTTTACCTGTTTCCTGGTCAACTATTGGACACTCTCTCTTCTTCATGCCAACTACTTTGAAGTTCTCTGTTGCTAGATACCAACGTGCTATCACCTCTCCATAGTCATCATACTCTGTACGAACTTTACTTCTTTTGAGTGTTTCGTCACTAATACCTCTGAATCCAGTTCCATGTGGGGCTGAATTTCTGATGATCTGATTATATTTCTCGGTTGTTATTGCTGGCTTCTTCTCTTTTTTCTTCATAGTTACCTTTGGTTTAACTTTAACCACATCTTCGTCTTTATTGTTCTTTAAGTTTATATTGTATCTATCGACCAATATATCAATAGCAGCACCAAAACCAACATCTTCCTCTTTCATTACTACATCTACAATATCCCAAGTCTCAGCACAAGCAAAACAGTGGCAGCTTTCCTCTGATACAAGCATAGAGGGAGTGCCATCGTTATGGTATGGGCATTTAACCTTAGCACTCTCGTCTGCATATTCGTGGTCATAGTGGTCAAACAACTCATATACAGTGACTGAAGACTTAACTTGTGCTATCTCATCTGCAGAGTATTTAGATTTATGTTTAGTAGTTAAAGTATCAAAGCTCACGATTGGATGCTCCATATTTAGTCCAAACAGCCACATCTAGTAGACTTGCAGATTCAATATCTGAACACCTCACCCCAGAGTAAGAGCAATCTTCCAAATCACTGAATTCAGCAAATTCTGATGCATCTTTAAAGTCCTCTATACAATCTATGATACTGTTTATTTGCATTTTGGCTCCGACTCTAGTTCCTCTACAAGACTCATTAAGGTTACCTTTGCTGATTCTGGTTTATCTTCCTTTATTGATTCCAGAGCTTTCTTCACCTTATCTCTCACATTGTCTTCTTTCTTAAGTATTATCCAAGGATATGCACCATCCTCAGATCCTGCTATACATGGTAAACAATCTCTAGTGTATGTGCAGTAATCTAGGTATACCTCGCCAGGCATAGGGCAACGATACTCGGCGAATTGAGAGTATCCAGGTATTTTTTCAGTAAGTTTTATTTGCATATTATTTCCTCTTATAGTAGCAATGTGACCCAATACTTAGGGTAGGTGTTGTATTGTCCATCCAGGTTCTGTATATGGTACATTTAGTATAGTACAAAGATCCCATAGTGAAGTCACTAATTTCCTCAGAATCTACTTTTCTTGCTAGTTCTGCTACTCTTAAGTATTCAGCTACATCTTCATCTCTTATGAAATCTTCTCTGTCATCACATTTGAAACTGAAATGGCAAGCCCAAGGTTTACTTGGGTCATTGGAGGGTTGGCTTACTACATCACAGGCAGTATTCTTAAATTCTGTGGTTGTATCTTGTACTCTGTTCTTGATTACAAGTGCAACACCCAACATACCTTCATCTCCATCTACAGATGCCTCATTAATCATGGCATCTGTTACACAGAAAAGTTCCATACCTAACTTTAATATCAGTGCTGTGGTGTTGCTATCTAAACTCATATCTATGCCCAGGGACAGTTGCTTCTTAGTACTTCTAGTTCTGCTTTGCAGGTATTATTAAAGTAGTTTTTTGCTTTGTTTATTTTTTCTACGGTATCGCCAGATAGTTGCAGTTGACTTACTTCTTGTTCTGGTATTGAGTCTACAACTTTTCTGATGCCCTCTCTCATAGTTTTAGCTTTGTTAAGACTCTCAGTTATTGTGTAGATTTCACTACGAAAAAGGTCACTTTCAGAAGTAGCTCTGAGCTGAGCAACGTAACCAAAAAGATCGTTACTAATCTTTTTATTTGGGCACTCTGCAGACACTATACTATTAGTGTTATCTAGGGAGTAAATCACACTTTGCTTTACACTATTATACTTGGAAATCAAGTCTTCAAAGTCTTTAATACGGTATTCAGCCATCTTCTTCAAATGATTCAAATCAAAAATAAATTGGCTGATACAGGTTTTACCTGTAATTGTCGATACTACATCATAATTCGTTTGCATGGTTTATGTCACTCTCCTCTTTAATTGATTTATCTACTGAGTACTCACTAACTAGTCTTCTGGCTTTCTTAATACAAGATGTGCATATTTGTACATCTCCGATACTAACATAAGCGGAGACCTTAGATCCACACTCATGGCACACTGTGCACAACCCCTCCATATTCACTATATGCATGATCACTCGCTCCACACATCATTAGCTGATTGGTTAATAAGTGACTTCATACGTTGCTTAAGCAATTCATAAGCTTCTTTGTCATTTATCTCGTAGTATAGTTCAGGCCAAGGTAGGATAGTAGAAGGAAGATAGTTGTTAACAACAAACTCACCAAATCGCATGAACTTAGTATCTGAAGTCTTTCTAGTCCAATAGTCTCTCCAGTACGCTTCTATGTTGTCCAGAATCTCTTCAAATAAAGCTTTTCTCTTATTCATGTATTATCTCTTGATTGGTGTTATTGTTGTGTTTGTATTGTGTACAAGTATAAGTATAGACGAATCCTTGGGGAATAATAAATCTATAAGTAAACTTATAATAATGAATATATAATACTATATAATACTATCACATTTCCTAAAGGAATGTCCTTATTATATCACAGTTTTTCAATTTTGCAAGTATTATTTTTATACTGATTATTTATAATAAGGACAAACTATATAACTAAATTAGAATACTACACTATTACCGTCTGAGTCCACATAAGTAAACAAGTCATTCCAAACAAAGGTTAAAATATTACCATAATTGTCTCGGATACTTGGGTGGATCATCTCTGGGATGTCATATGTAATTGGTGGCATCTCTTGGTAGATTACCATATAACTTACAATTGCAGCAAGGAAGTAAGTATTAGGTGTACCGTGAGGAGCGCTATCTTCATACAATTCAGCCACAGGAATATCTGAAAGAATACCTGAGTATAATTTAGACAGCACTGGCGCTACTGGAATCATCTTGAAGGGGACAAATGGATAATCCTCACGAGACTCTTCATATGCAGCTAACCACCAATCATGTGCACTTCCTAGTACTAGGTCATGGTATGCATTAAACTCGCCCTCAGAGATAGGGAATGAATTAGAAACATAACCCATATCACTCCAGCTCTCGTATAGATAGAACACTTGTCCAGACTGATTTTGATCTGACCAAATCATAGCATCTACGACTCTAGATACAACACTTGGCTCTCCGTAGAATATATCATCTGGATACACATCAAGACCAAAGTTCAAGACAGTCATCATTGTACTGGTGAATCCAACACCAGAATATAATGTATCTTCTGCCCAAGGACTTACAAGACCATCCCAACCCCATTGAGGAGATGGAGGAATCATAGGCATAAAACCATACTGACCTGACATCAAGTAACTCTTATCTTCAGATGCTCCAGCAAACTCTGTTAACCAATGAGGAGTTGTAGTGTATGGATGATCTTGAGTCTGGTATTCATGATTGATTAGACTATGACCAAAAATATACTGAACCTCATCTTGAGGTAAGTTACAAATAGGACTGAATTTATCTACTGCAACAGGGGATGGAGTGGCAGTAGGAGTAGGCTCAGGCGTCTCTGTAGGCTCTGGAGTGGGCGTTGGAGTCTCCGTCGGTACTGGGGTAGCAGTAGGCGTAGGAGTTGCCGTAGCGGTTGGTACAGGAGTTCCTGTGGGTGTTGGAGTTGGTGTGCCATCAGATCCGTACACATTTAGTGTTACCCATGCCCAGGCCATATTGTCCCAAGAGTTATGAGGTAAGTTAGGATCATCAATGATAGTCATCATAAATCCACCAGTACCCGTAAAATCAGAGTCTGGTACAACAACTACTGTATCTCCTTCGATATATACAGAAGTAACCCCTTGCCAGTCATCCACTACAATAATACTTAAGTAGCAAGATGGGTCTGGATATTGTGGGTCACAATCAGCATCAGTTGATCCTCCCAATAAGTTACTGAATGGGATAGCAATATCAGTATCATTAAAGATATTGAATGTGCTTTCAGGAACTATAGGAGGAGCGGCAACTGTAGATGTCATAGCACCGAATACCATAGCTAATGTTAAAGTTACACTTTTAAGTAATGATCGCATTATATCTCCTTTTAGTGGTTTATTGCGATGTTTGTTTGTGCTACTTAATTGTTGCTCATTATTACATCATCACTGAGTGAGCAAGCTCAGATTTCAGCACTACTGCCTAGATTCTTACACGTTCTTCACATTCTATCATGAAGCCGTTGATATCTTGCTCTGCTATGAAGATTAACTCTGAGTACTGGAAATACCAATACCCGCCAAAACACACAGACACTTCAGCCTCTTCGTAGTTGGTATACTTAATGGCTTCCTCGGGTAAGGAAGAACATCCTACAACTAGAGCAGTCAGTAGGACGGATATCACATTAATAGGCAATTTATTGTTCATTGTTTCCTCCTATATGTATGAATCTTGGTAAGATATTATACTCGTCATTCACTAGTTCACCTGGATATCCTACAGGGTTAGTTACAATCTTGCAACCCATAATTTCACAATCAACCTTATCGTGCGTATGTCCATAAATCCAATAAGTAGGTACTGAAAAAAGCGCTTCTGGCACCTTCGGTGTAAAGTAGGAGGAGAAGTTACTAGGCCCTCTGTATGGGGCAGCACACATCGGAGACGGAGGAAAGTGAGTTACAACAATCGTCTCTCCTTCAAAGTCTTCTACATCATAATTACATTCTAGAGTGTCCTCGATAAATAGCAAGGACTCATTAAATAAAAATTGCATAGTATTTGCAGACATGGAGGTATTACTGGAATCATTTGTTCTTATCAACCTGAAATCAGATATGCCTGACTCGCAAGCAGCCATGTCTACTGGGTGGTTATTGAAATCTGTCCACAAAGTACTGCCAATTATCCTTACATGGTTGCCCCTAGAATCAACAAATATCTCATAGTCGTTATCTAATATATGAAGATTATCAAGTTTTCTGTACATCTGAAATTGATGAACATCTGCTATGAAGTTTAGAATATCTTTACCATAAAACTCGTGATTACCTAATACAAATACTACCTTCCAATACTCATCACAAAGGTTTGCCAGGTATGGGTACAACAAACTCTCCTCAGAGCAGATATCACCTGCCAATACTAGTATGGTTTCAGAATTATCGTCAATTTGGTATGTAGGTGGGTACCACATCCTTTTTGATCTGAACTCGTTATGTATGTCTGAATAATACTCAATCTTCAAGGATAACCTCCCCTTTTTCAAGTAAATCTGCAATTTGATAGAAAGTTAGTTTGAGTTCATCGTTCCATTCCACAGGGGTGTACTCTTCGTTTTCCAATGGCCCTAACTCATCATAAAATATCGCACAAATATCATTCTCTGGTTCACTCTCTCGAAGTACAAGAGGTCTCTTATCTACTAAATACAGACAAGTAGGTAAATGAAGAGATACCCCAAGATCCTCAGCCCTTTGGATTGTGATATCTCTGTCTAGCTCATTACAGCACTCTTCCATAACCTGTAGGCAACATGCTGAGTTAGGTATCTCAGGATGAAACATTACCTGGCGTATTTGGGTGTATTTACCACTACGTAAACCCTCTATCCATTTAAACGTGAACTCTGGGTTATCTGAGAGCAGTTTTTCAGTCAGTCCGGTTAATCTTAACTTTTTCATTATTCTGTTTCCTCTCGCAACAGTGCATAAGATATCACAACAGCACCTATAACTCCAGATTTTTCTAACTCCTGTGTGATGCAGAATAACTGGTAAAAGTAAGTAATTTTAGCTTTAGATTTATATTCCATACAATCAAACCCTGATGCATGGGAATAAGATATAAAATAAATATATTTCTTTTCTCTCTTTATGAAATTAAACATAATATCTTCTCCTTAGTTTGTTGTAGTATACTAAGTTCACAATATGTGTCAACAGTGTCGTTATAATAATTAATTATTAGACATAAGCTAAACTTCTGTTAGGCTGAACAACATAACTACAAAAAATTCAGAAAAGGTAATGCCTATGTACGTTTGCAATTGTAATGTTATAAACGAAGAGGAAATAATAGATGCTACGCATAAACTACAATTAATAGAGGATGCTAGCATAGGAGTGACCGAAGTGTTACAAGTGTTAGGAGAAAAGGAATTGCAATGTGGTATATGCTACGCTAACATGAAGGTTACAATAGCTCAAGCCAAATCGATGTATAACCCTTACAGAGGATGATATGACTAGAATTAACTGTGTAGAGCCTAAGTACTTACTTGATGAATGGGTAGGCTCTCATGTCCGTGAGGGGCTAAGACCCTTAAATAACATATTAAAAGGTAAGGACAGTATTGACAAATCCCCTGACGACTGGAAGTTAGGTCAAGGTCATGAGTACTTCTGTCGTAAACATTTAGTATTTACTATGAGACAATGGTATGCTGCTAAAGCTGAGTGGGTAATACGTGGTGGCCAGGGGTTTGATTTTACTCCTGCTCCTTTTCTTAGTCTTGATGAAAAGTATCTTAACGATTACACTCCGACTACCAAAGCTATTCGGTCTAACATTGCCAGATTATGTAGTAGATGGAGAAACAGAGAAAAAACTTTACATTTTAAAGGCAAACCTATTGACAATGTAAAACAATTCAGACAATATTTAGCTTATCTTAAATTGATGACTGGCGCTTACAAACCAACGAGGAATTGTTAATTATGAAATATACTACATTATTATTGATTATTTGTTTATTATGCTCTGCCTGTACTGTGAGAGTTAAAGACACTCAGACAAGTGCAACACTTAGAGCTAATGTTGTAGCTCCTGTGAACCGACATGAAGCACAATCTATATGTGCTATGGGGTTTGTTAAGTCATATGTTAAAAAGACTGCAGATACTGACCTTAAGGTTACATGTAGGTTCACTAAGGAGATAAAATGACAGAAGAGGATGTTCTTGATTTTTTAGGGAAGAATAATATAAGTCTGTCAGAATTAACTACTATTGAAACAAGGTATTTCTATGAGGAATCCTGGACAGTAGAAGTTGTATCACTTACTGGGATCGCTAAGGTTATTGAAGCTGCACAATCACAAAAACATGGAGATAAAAATGATAGTACATAAAAAAGGTTGCTTAATAGAAGCATTCAAGAAAGGTGAAGTAGATGCTATAGCTCATGTAGTTAATTGCCAAGGTGTAATGGGGAGTGGATTAGCTTTGCAGATTAAGAAGGAGTTTCCTGAAGCATACGAAAGCTATATGATGAAATGTGAAGTGAATTACGATTTAGGATTTGCTACTTGTGAGTTACTAGGAGACACCAGTTTGCCATATCCTGACCATTATAAAGTTTACAACATGTTTGCACAAGACTTTTATGGAGTAAAAGATAAGCACCTAAGATACTACTACTTAACACGATGTTTATTAAGGATTGGCCAAGATAAGGGAAACTTTACCCCTCCTACTTTTGACCCTAAACTAGGAGTTCCATGCCTGTTAGGCTGTGATAGGGCTGGCGGTGATTGGAGCGTAGTGTTAGAGATTCTTCAAGATTTTTCTGACAATTATGGTATTGAAATTTTTATTTACAGTAAAGATTAAACATGAAATTAATATTAACTTTGGTAGTGACCTTAGTATTAATAGGATGTGGAAGCAATCCTTATTCATGTCCAGAGAAGAGGCTGTGGCTAATGACTGAATTCTTAAAAGAATGCACTAAAGAGAAAGATCCAGAAACTTGTGCTGCAACAGCAAAGCAGTTATACTGTGAGGTAATAGACACTAAATCACAACAGGAAGCAAGGGACTGGAAGTAAAAGTTTATGTCCCTATAGCATAATTGGATTAATGCAGGAAATTTCTAATTTTCAGATTGGGGGTTCGAATCCCTCTAGGGACGCCATATTATGAAGATACCTAACATAGATAAAAATTGTTTTAAGTTAGACAAGACATTGGGCTATATGTATGCCATAGTACATGGACATCCTCTAGCTAACAAGTCTGGTAAAGTTTATGAGCACATTTATGTTGTATGCCAAGACATCGAAAGGAGTCTGTTAGACGAGGAATGTGTTCATCACATAGACAGAGATAGAGCTAACAATGCCAGGAATAATTTGAAGTTAATGAGTAAGGTAGATCATGCCTTATTGCATGCTAAAGAAGATGGTAAAAGACTTAGAAAGTCCTTGTCATGCCTTGTATGCGGCAATATATTCTTGGGAGATGAACATAAAAACAAATACTGTTCTACGAGTTGCCAAAGTAAGGCAGCAAGGAAGTTTGATATAAACAAAGACGAATTAACAATCATGGTGTGGAGTTTTCCTACTACGCACATAGCCACAATGCTTAGAGTATCCGACAAAGCAATAGAGAAGCGATGTAATAAGTTTGGCATAATTAAACCTCCAAGAGGATTTTGGAGTAAACTAAGAGAACTAAGAAGCAATTAATGAAAGGCAATAAACATGAGAAGTCAACAAGAGATAGAAAAACAAATGTTATTGGGAATCATAGCACTCGAAGATCATACTTTACTGGAGAAAATAACCGCACGGAGTAAAGAGATTGTAGATAGAATACTGGCTGACATCTCTGATGCAAAGGAGGCAGGTCAAGTCGTAGTAGAATACTCAGCTTTAGCTCTTGCAGTGATCGATGTCTCAGCTATCTTAGAAGAGGAGATGGAGTAATGGCAGGCAAAGGCAGTAAGAAAAGACCAACACAAATCAGCAAGGAAGAAGAAGATCTTCGTTGGAAATTAGCTTTTGCAAGTGAAGAGAAGAAAGCTGAAATAAAGAAGCAATTAGATAAGTTTAAGGCTGAAAGATTGGCTAAATCCCATGACAAAGAAAATTAAATGTAAGAAATTAGCTTGCGGTCAAGTTAAACCTCATATATACTTTAGGAATGGTAGGTGGCATACTGTAGGACTGATGAGAAATCCTTTTAAGGCTCCTAATTACGATTTATACAAGAAAGCCAGTAAGCATTCAGACAAATTAAATAGGAAATTAATATGAGCATCACTGAAGCATTTATTCTATTAGGAATACTCTCTGTAGTTACACCAGCAATAGTGTTTCTAATCTGTCCTATACTAATTATAATACTCACAAAAATCATAAAAGGTATTTGTGTGCTAACTTCTATGCTATTAGTTGCCTGGATTTATATTGTTACACTAGGGAGAGGAAAAAACTTCAGAGTGACCAAATCCCTGAAAAAATTCATAGAGGAGTACGAACCAAATGAGTTATAAATATCATAAGACAGGACAATTCAGAAACGCTGTTTACAAAATCTGTGAAATGTCTAAGTATAAAGGACAAGACTCAGAAGGGAATGCTATTATTGATGAATTAGCAAAACCGCCAGAGATCACTTATGTAGGGTCAGTTAAGCTGCATGGTACTAATGCCAGTATTATTGCACACGAAGATGGATCTATATCGTTTCATAGTAAATCAACCTTGCTAGGTAGAATTGATGTAGATGGAGAATTCACCTTAAACAAAGACAACTTTTCTTTTGCTCAAGAAATGAATGAAAGAAGAGAGGCTGTATTTAGTGTTGTAGCTAAAGTAAAACATTGCGCCAAAAAAGAAGGTATTGAGATTGTGTATCCACTTAAGATTTCTGGTGAGTGGTGTGGCCCTGGCATTCAAAGCGGAGTGGGAATTTCAGCTTTAGATAAGAAATCATTCTTTGTGTTTGGAGTTAGGGTTGGTGATCAATGGTTAGCATGGAATTCATTTTACGTAGGCAATGACACAGTGGCTGGAATCTACGACATATTTCAGTTTCCACATAAATACATTAAGATTGACTTCTGTGAGCCAGCGTTAGCCCAAAACATACTGGCTAAATATACAGAAGAAGTAGAGGAGCAGTGCCCCGTAACAGTTAAACTTAAAGAGTATGGAGTTATCCCAGAAGACGCTAGCGAAGTGGGTGAAGGATTAGTATGGGTTCCAGAGGAAACTGAGTACGTAAAAGACAGTGATACTTGGTTTAAAACTAAAGGGCAGAAACATTCAGTAACTAAAGTAAAAACTGTAGCTCAAGTGGATGTTGAGAAGCTTAGCTCTATTGTTGATTTTGTTGACTATGTAGTTACAGAGAACAGGCTTAACCAAGGACTATTAAAAGTTGGTCTAGACAGAACTAAAATAGGTGAATATATCAAGTGGGTTAGTTCTGATGTAAATGACGAAGAATCCGACACTCTAGAAAAGAATAACTTGACAATGAAAGATGTTGGTAAGTATATTAGCAACAAAGCCAGAGAATTCTATTTGTCTAAACTTAACGAGGTTTAAGTGTATGTGTGATAAAGATTGTCATGTATATGGAGCATGTCCTTTTGCTCACACAGAAGAATCTGAGAAGGTTCAGAATTATGGTTGTCTTCCTGGGCCTTACGAGATAATCAAAATGAGAGTAGATCATGGTAAAACTTGGGCTTGTCACTCAGACCGTAGTAAGCCATGTACAGGCGCTATTAATTACCTCAAGGAAAATGAGTTGCCTTATAAGGTTGTTGATGCTGAACTAGTAACAGATAAAGATGACTGGGGAGTATACCTATGAATAGTAACTTAACCAAAATTAAAGAAGCCTTCTCAATGTACCAAGAAGGACAGAAACTGATAGAGCAGGCCGATAGGAAGCTCTCTCCAGGCCCTGCAACGTATTACATAGGCAGAGTAGAAGAATACTGTACAGCACTGTTTGATCGCTTTGCTCCATTTCAAGAAGGAGATGAAGTAGTATTACTTGCAACTCCAGACTGCTCTGGTGGCTGGGAACGCTGTAGACATTTCTTGTGTGAGGGGTCTTTAGGAGTAGTACACAGTGTGGATTATACATCTGGTTTATTTCGTGCAGAAGTAGAGTTTTACAATGAATCATGGATAGATAACGACGGAAATGAACATATCACCAAAGAAAAAGATAGGCATACATTCTCCTTATCAGAGAACTACATAGATACGATTGTAACTAAATAAACAGAATAAGGAATTAACATGAGATACTTACTTTATGTAGTGCTAGATGCACTAAAAATATCAATGCCATATATGTTGGGATTGCTTGCAGTTATGTGGGCATTGACTTATGCAAGTGAACACAGTTGGTTCAAGGAAATTTGGGATTATATTTTAAACTACGGTATGCAGTAAATGAATAACTATATACTCACAGGTACTTATGCATTAAAAATGTATGTATACCCTCCAATATACACTGTAAGGAACTCTAAAGACCTTGATATACTTAGTTCTGAGGAACCGGAAGTAGTAAGAGAGAAGGAGAGTACACTGGTAGAACAAGTGTCTTCTCTATTTAAAGATCTGGGAGTAAACCATTCAATAGAAAATTGTGATCCTACCAGAGTTGATGACAGTGTAATGAACACTATGCTTAAGTATTGTATTCCAGTGCTCTTCAAGGGGTTTTACCTTAACATACCATCAATATCAGCCCTATACACACTGAAATGTAGCCATTTGGGCTGGGACATTCACTGGGATAAAACTAAGTGGGATGTTCTTCAGTTGGGGCACTTATGTGATTTCAACCTTATAGATGAGCTATATGACGTATTAGTAACATACTGGAAGACAGTAAACGGCAGTAAGGATCACCTTAACTTATCTAAACCTAAGAGTGAATTCTTTGATGATTTTGTAGAGACACAGTATGATCATGATTACCTACATGAATTAGTTGCATACCCTAATCCCCCAATGTACACTAATTGCTTGAAAGATGGTGAAGAAGTGTTGATATCAAAAGCGAAATTTGATATACTGAGCCATGAATCCAAGGTGAGGATGTTCAGGGAAGAAATAGCAGTTATTGCAGCAGAGCGGTGGCTATTGAACCCAAAGTCAGATTTAACTATACTTCAGGCTTACAATGCAGCACTAAAGAAAACAATAGTCAGCCTCACTAAGAACTGGGCAACTGACTTTATAATTTGTAATCTAAAAGATTTCGTTATATTAGATATCCATTACTTTTTACACTTAATGCAAACTTTACAACCAGACAGGATGAATAAAATGACTAAAACACAAGAAAAACTATTATCTGACCTACAGGCCATCTTAGGGGAGGGTTTTCAAGACAGCATAGAGTCCCTTGATATGTTGGCAGTTGGTCTGGCCGATGACGACCTATATGAAATCAATGCAGGTTGGAACAGCAAAGCTTGCAATTGGGAGCACGACTACCGACAAAAGCTATTGGATTCTGGAGCTTACGAGCATACGGTACAAGAAGGAGGCGGAGAAGGTGGAACTGAGTATTGCTACGGAGTGTTTAAATTAAATGACACTCTCTACAAGGTAGAGTGGAGTTACTACTCTTACGATGGTTACTACACCGCAGGGGCATTCCGAGGCCTAACTGAAGTTAAACCAAAACAGAAAACTATTACTGTGTATGAATAATAGGACGGTAACATGAATAATTCACAAAAGAAGTTTGAAGAGCTTATGACTGGGATTGTAGGTGGGTACAGTTACCAATTAATAAAAGATCATGTTGGGCTGGATCAACTAAGCGCAGGTCTTGAGTGATCTGGAACAGCACTACACACATTTGGAGTCAGACGGTGGAGGAGAGGGCGGAGCTGAAGATTGTTATGGAGTATTCCAACTTAAAGATACAATTTTTCGGGTTGAGTGGAAGTATTATTCACATCATGGAACTTACGCAGATTGTTCATATTCTTCGTTAGCAATTGTAGTGCCTAAGCAAGTTACTGTGACTCAGTACGTAGTTAAATGGAAGTAGATTTATAATGGGGGCGAAAGCCCCTCCTTTTCTGAGGTAGCTTAATGGTCATTATACTACTTTTTTAGCTAACTGGTAGTATAATGAAGTGAGGAGGTGTATTTAGAGTCGGAAGCTTGGTAGCTCCCTGCCTAAGACCAATAAAATACACTATCTATTCACTAGAGCGCTGGACGGTTAATCCAGAAGATGTAGGTTCGAATCCTGCCCTCAGCTCCAAACCTTTTAATTCTAAAGCACTTTTTCATGTTTTGAGCTATAAATTTCAGCTTTCAAACAGAAAATTAATTTTCGAATATAATATCAAAAAGCTTGATATCAAAAGCACTTTTTCATATTCTGAGTTGTAAATGTATATTTACTGTCAGAAATATTCTCCCTAAGTCATATCCAAACACCCTCCAAATTGCATAAACATGCACCATCATTCATTCTATTCATAAAATTATTCAATAAATATTCATTTTGATTTTTGTCTTTTATTTGTGTTAATGTTTAAAACATCAAGCAACAAACAAAAAGGTTTATTAATGTTTAGTTTTCTATTTAATGACGGAAAGAAAGAGACAGCACAGTTCGAACACACATACGACGAATTGCAGCAACACATAAGCAGATTTAGGCAGGCAATAGTTGATCATGGCCTAGATTATTACGACATACACGAAATACTATACAATTTTCAGCGTATACAAGATATGCACCCAGAACTAACAAAAATACTTGAAAAAACTATTGACTTACCGAATAACTTAGTACTAGAATATAAGCCATCAGCTAACAGCTTACCTTATTATGCTGTTAATGAGAAAAAATAAATAATACTTACTATATAAGGCGGCATACTGTGAAATATAAAATTAATGTTATTGAATCTCTTTATGATGTAAAAGTTGAAAGCTTAGATTGTTTAAATGACACACAAAAACAACAACTTGCAGAAAAACTTATTAACGCTTTTCCAGTTACTTTGAATAACCAAGTTGTAGAATATATTCTACAAAAATCAGGGGAAGACGATGATGCACCTTTCTCTTATGATGATATAACCAATAACACGCCTTACGCTAATATCGAAATAACTAAAATAGATGGTTTCAAGTATTGGGTAGAATTAGACCAAAACGAAGCCAGCGAAAAACTTGAATTCTTTGAATACTTAAGAAATAAATCTCAAGAAGTACTTGATAACGTAGAATATGAAGATGGTGATAATTATACGTTAATAGAAAAGTGGGAAAAGATAGTGCACAATCTAGACGTTACTTGTGGTAATTTAGAACATGCAGATTTTGAAAACTACCCTGAGATATATCAATGGTTTTCGTGTAGTGATTATTTAATCTACAAGTTAGAAGAATATGGCGAATGCACCCTTGACGGTGAATACTGGGGGCGCACATGTTGTGGACAATCAATTACACTTGATAGAGTTATTCAAAAAATAGCTTTTGACTACTTCAAAGAAGAAATAAGAGGTTAATTAAAAATAACCCTTGCAATCTAAAATTATGTCGCTATACTATATATAACAGCTTACGAAATATAACAAAGGCGGCATAAAATGAAAAAATTAGTTATTCTTTTATTGACAATTACAGCTCTAGTGTATATGATTACCAATAATGAAACACGAGTTACACAAGGCTTGATTAAACAACATCATGAGAAACTTGCTAACATTTAACTAACATGTAAATAAGGGCATAAGACAATGAAAGATTTCGCATTTAACACTACTAACAAACCAATGGCTACACAAGACAATACAAAGCTTTGTAATCGATTTTCTCTGTACCCTGAACCTACCTACCAGGAACGTATTGAAAGCCTTAGAATGTGGCTCTTAGGAGGTTTTACAGCTATCCCTGTAGCCATTGCTATCTTATATGGTCTTAGCTACTCACAAAGTAAGACTTTACAAATTATGCTAACTTTGATTTAATAGTAACAATTTAATACTAAACATTAACTTAAGGATTAAATATTATGCAAAATTCACCAGCTATGACACTTTCACAAATTGGGCCATATACACATACAACAACTAACAAGACTAACCCTCAAAAGTTATTCTTTGTGCCAAGTGGTGCCAATGTTACACAATATCGTAAAGATCGTAAGACTAAATACACTAAAAATGTGAAATTCTCAAACAACACTAACACTCACGCCTTAGTTATGCTAGAAAGTGGTCAAGTGTGCAAGATGAACACAAAGAACATTAAGAAGATTAAATAGTAATTTAGATTAAATAATAGTATTGCGACAGTATGCCCCTATAACCTTGGTTTATAGTTATCTTTAACACTTAAATTAACTAAAGATTAAAGAGCTTTCCATTCATAGCTATTCTCCATGGTTATCTTATGCTCCTTTGCTCAGTGCTTAGGGGCTTTTTTTGTATATACCCCTTGCATTTCTCCCAGATAGCCGTATACTGTAACCATACAGACAACAACACAAGGGCGGCAGATCATGATTTTTCCAAACTGGCAACAAGTAGAAGTATGTGAAAGAGACGGTTATAAAATATATCTGAATTTCTTAGTAGAGCATCAAGATCCTTTCCTACATTTTGTGAAAGATTGCGGTTGGTCAAAAGACCAATACCAAGAGATTGACGGTTTTTATTGGTTTTGTGCTGAAGTAGAGGCCGTGAAATCAGGCTATACTGTAGGTTATGCACATCTGGGAGTATGTTGCTATGCTTCCAAGGAGGGCGTGATAGGGAGTAGTTTGGATACCATGCTAAACGGGCACATGGAACAATTAATTATTGAAGCAATAGAAGATTGTGATAAAGTAGCTGAATCAGACTTTAACCCTATTTATTAAGAGGCGGTACAATGAGCACTTACAAAAACATTGAAAGATTATATAATGTAGTTTATAAATCAATCGCTAGGATTGACAGTAATCTAAGCTACCCTAGAACCTTAGAAGCTATTAACCGCCTATGCGATGCAATCAATACATATTACGATAACGAAGAAAACCAAGACGAATGTATTTGGTATATAGGTGAGTCTAACGAGTTTAGCCTAGATTCTCTTATAGTTGGGGCTTATTGGTTCACTAGTGATTATCAAGCATTCGATAGGGCACCAAACCAAGAAGCTATAACACAAGGGCAACTATCTACAGTATTCAGCCCTAATTGCTCTGGTTTGGAGGAAGATAGCGGGGAAAGAGACGTATACGATTTTTTAGAGGCAAAGCGCAATGAAAGTTAACTTTTTAACAGCTAATGATAATGAACTACACTTTAAAATAGATGATCAAAAGGTGTACAATGAACAAAGCCCAAGCTAATTACTACATGAAGAAAAAAGCCCCTTTAATATGTAAGCCTTTTCTAGATTCTGTTAACATTCATACTTTAATTAATAGTAAAGTACCAAAAGAAAAACGAACCTTAGAAAAGGAAAAGATGAAAGCCAGTAACACTTTAAACCTCATTAAGATTAGACTAAAACTAGGCTATACAGCGAGACAAGCTATAAATCAAGATATGAATTCAACGCCTAGCGACAGAAGGCGGGAAGCTAGGGCTAAGAAATGGATTAAAAGGCTAAACAGAGAGGCAAAAACACAATGAAGTACAAAACCAAAGTAGTTACATTCGATAATGTAGAGCATGATTGTGTAAGGGATGCCATAGACCACCTAAAGCGTAGAGAAAGCGCTTTTATGGCTCAGTTTGAACACAGATTAAACATGAAAAAATCTAATGAGGTAAGGGAGGTGATAGATTCTAATTTACAATACTTCGTAGAATTAGATAAGATTAGGAAAGACATTAAAGACTATCCCACACATGACGAGGAAGGTTAAACAGTGAATACCAAAACACTTAAAGCCATAGGTTGGTTTCATCCATATGAAAACACTTACACTCTAGAAGATGGTGGTAACATCATTAATGCTAAACCATCAGGGCATAGTATTTCAGATGCTGTTAGAGTAGCCCAGGAGCTAGGCTATACACATGTATTAGTAGATAATTGTTATAAGAAGCCTTATACAATACAAGTGGGAATCCAAGAGGAACTATATGACAATGGATAAACTAACACACGAAGACACTTTATTGTGCTCTTTATCGATAACTATCATACTTTCAGTATCTGGTCAAATAATGATCGGTTATATACATTTACTGTTTTCTATGAGTGCTTTAATACTGTATACCAGTTTTATCGAATTCTTATGCACACATAAGGAACCTAACATTGAAGATATAGAAGAGGAGCATTATTAGCAATGTGGCCTTTTAAACGATGCAACCATGATTGGAAAGTAATAAATGAGGTAAAAGAAAAGTCTTTTATAGAGAGGACTAATCCAACTAGGGTAAGGCATATGCATTATGAGTATACCCAAGGTACACATATTCTCACTTGTACTTGTACGAAGTGCGGTAAATTCAAACAAACGGTTAATAAGTATTAAGGGACAAATATGGCTATCAATATAATTGAATATTGGGAAGTGCAAGCTTGTTATGATAAGGCTATAGAAACTATAGCTTATTTTGATAACGAGCAAGCAGCTAAAGCTTTAGCTAATAAGAGTGTATATAACTCATACACACATAAAAAAGTAATAACAGTCAGCGGCGAAAAGGAAATATCTGAGGCTGCTAAAAGAGAACGAGTTCTAAAAGCTATAGAAGGTATGGCAGGATCAGACAAACAAGCCTTGTATGAGTACTTAAAGGAAGAATACACTAGCAATGCAACTCAGATACGCTGAGGCTTAACAGACGAATCCACACCTGATGTTCTACCCTTTACCTATACCAACCTACCACCTATATGCTAAAAGCCCCTCACGGGGCTTAGAATGCGTTCTAGTGCTATGCACTAAATATCCCCTTTATATTCCCTAGAATATAGTATTACTTTTATTACTACTAATTATGGTGGTATTAGACTTACATTGTATTAAGACTCTGTATGTAATACATACAATAGCATTAGTTTATGTACTACGTACATATGATAGCTATTTATGATGAGTAATTATATCTTGATGGGTGCTATAATTGGTAAATTATGTTTAAGAGATGTATAATACTTGGTGTATTGTGTTTAGCACATTTCCCTTGCGTATGCAAGAAATCTTTCAATAATTCTTAGAATAATTACATTATTCATCTAATCCTTCTTATTTCTTACAGAAATATACTAATCTAACCTAATATAAGCCCTTCTCAGAGCATTAATAATTATCTATGCCAATGCATAGGGTATAGCTATACCTACGCTTAGAGCGTATTACAGAGCTTAGGCATTGTGGTTACACAATAGAAGGGTGGCTATAAGATGAGATTAATATTAGGTAGGATTGGCTTACTTATTGCTTAGCAATATAAATAGGATAAGAAACATACAGATAACGCAGTTGTACTGCGCATAATATCCATTATGTTAAATAGGTGATTTTTAAGTTATATACACTATGTTTCATAGTAGAAAATACTCTTAAAATACAGTGATATTTTATAATTATAGCTTGCTTTTGAGGTGTAGGTGTGGTAGTGCTAAGCACCAATCTTGTAAATTTATTGAATCCTTCAAAATATAACCAACACACCATAGATTATTATTTCATGTCTAGAGACATAGATAGTGCTCTTAACTATAAGTCTAATACATACCAATATTGATATTTTTCAGATGTAATATTATCGATAGATCGATAAAAGTGAGTTCAAAATTTTAAATTTTAGTATTAGAGTATGTCCTCGGACAGAGGACTAAAGGTAGGAATGATATATTGTATCAATAACAGGTATATTTTAGTATTAGAACTAAAGTTCTAGTATACTCATACTAATATCTTAGATATTTTAGGATAGTACTACAAAAGATAGGTAATTCTCTGGGAATACAGCAAAATCAATATCTGGAGAGGAGCGTAGCGAGGATTTAGATATTGGGGCGCTGTTGGTAAAGGGTGGTATTATCGTTATAAACGATATTTTATCTGTTATTTGGTTGTTTATTGTTGTTTCTTAAGTATTAGATTTGAGGTGAGGTGGTACTTTAGTATTATGTAGGGCAGGGAACACCCCTGTACAGCTCTCTCAGGGGCTTTATGTTGAAATAGGTAGGTTAGGTAGGGTTAGTATTAAAGTCCTTTAAGATACTCCAGCCTGCTTTTACCCGATATATTTTTAATAGCCCTCTCTAGGGCTTCCTCCCAACACCAAAGCCTGCTTCTACCTGCATATGTAAATCTAATTAGCGACTCACTACACAAATCGCAAGACCTTGAAAAGTCATACTCGCTCAATATTCTGTCTATTTCGCTATACTTCCTTGCCTTAAAAAGCTCGGTTATTTTATTGCACATAGGCAATATATCTTTCATTTCAGTGTGTTTTTTCATGCGTCACTTCTTAGTTGCTATACAAGGTACTCTTGAGAGTTGTGCTGCACTGAGTCGAATCTAACTCTCAGTCCGTGTCGCTTTAGTAAAGACTCGAATAACCTCGTCTGTTTTAGCTATCGGCCCCATCCGCTTATATCGGGGCATGCATTCGATTTACATGCTTTACAACACAACTCACAGGAATACCCTGTTATTTATTAAAAGTTTCTAAAACTAATCGCGCGCGTAATTTTTACATAAAATCTTGGAAGATTAGCAACGGCAATATCTGGTGCCAACCAAGGACTAAATTCAAACCCAGTGCAACGATAACCTTTCTCTGGATTATGCTTTGGCGCAAACAGGCCAACATGAGTTCCACACCACCCTCGAAGCAACCCAGGAAATAAAAATATGGCTGTATACCTTACCTGCACTCTAAGTAGCGAGTTTTTACACTGGCCATCCATAACATTAAATTGAATACCAACCAAATAAGGAATATTAATATCACTCATACATCACCTTTGTTTGTTGTTAAAAACAAATATCACAAGAGCAATACGATCGGTTGCCGCCACTTGCAATGCTTCCGCTTTCACAATTTTTTGAACCTTTGAATGAAGGTCCAAAGCTATAACTTGAAACTTTCCCAACATCAAAAAACTTTTTGCCATCTTCACTGTCACGATAGGGCTTGACGCACTCCTCACAAACTAATGCCTCTCTATGCGATAGGTCTCCTTTTTTTGTGACTTTGTATTTTGCTTCATTTGTGCATTGGTTTCTATTTCCGCAACATTTCACAATCTACCCCTCCTCTTTGTTATCTAATACTGCATATAATGCGTGATCGTAGTCGGCTGGGTACGTGTGTCCATCGCATTGATATTTATGCTCTCGTATAGCCGCCTCTAGCTCTTTTATGCGCTTATCCTTCTCTGACTCTGGCTTTAATGCTTGCGCCTCGTCGTAAATCTCACGAGCTATACGTACAGCCCACTGGCTGACGCGATCACATTCCACTATTATTTTTTCTTGTGCTTTGTAAAAATATTGGTCACTCATCACTTCACCGGCCTATTTAATTGTTCGTTTAGTTTCTTAATCTTGTTTAACGCTGTTTTATAACCTTCCTCTAAAGCAGCATTTCTATCAAGCGCCTTGTTTAATAATTCGCTTTCGAATAAACCTTTATCCATTACTTCATCCTCACTCATCGTAGAATTCCAATTGAGGACATACCTTAGCCTTCTTGGCTTTAATCCAAGCAACCAATAAGTTATCTTCTTTAGTTGTAGGTAACATGTTTTCCTGGCGTAGGTACTCTTCTTCTATCTTTCTTTTAGTTCTGATATCACTTAAGATGGCACCTAATAACATAACTAATATGAATCCTCCAGTAAGGGCATGTACTTCCAGATCTTCAAAGAAAAACTGCAATAAGACTGTAGAAATAAGAAACAATACAAGACATACCACCACTATTCCTCCTAGAATTACAACCAAACCTAGTACAACCTTCCAGAAGTAAAGGCATAAGCTATTAGGTACAATCTTAGGGCTGCATACAAGAGATGCTATTTTGTAGTGGATACTATTTTTATTTATTTTCATTAGACTTCCTCTTAATAGTGATAACCTTAATTCTCTTTTTGTTGGCTTGGTTAGTGATATTATCTGTACCAGAGCCACCAGGGAATGCTACCAGAACATCTGCATTTAAGTCAAGCATTACTGAGTTTCTAATTGGGCCTGCTGCCTTACCATGTAGTTTCCAATTAGGAGGAACTATAACTTCTTGTACTCCATTATCTCTAGCCCATTTACCACTTAGTTTGTCTACACCTTCACAATTACCATGAATCAATACTTCTATTTGTAGTTGATTGTTAGCTAAGTCTAAGGCTTCTCGTATAAATGGCTCGTCATTGAAGTCTCTGCCTCCACACACCACTATGACCATTCGTTGTTAACCTCTAAGTCAGGCTCTTCTAAGAGTCTTTTTGCTACGTCTCGGTAATGTTGAATAATATCTGTTAAGTGTAACGGAACTATGAAGTCATCACCAGGCACATTCTTATCAAAAGCTAGCTCACTACAAAACAGAAGGCCTCCAAAATCATTTCCCCATAGTTCAAGGTTTACTCTGGCCCAATCTTCAAGCTCAATATGATCTACAAACCCTAGTTTATCTGCAAGTATATCTGCCCCTTTTACGTAGAATTCATCCTTTCTTTCTAATTTCGTTGGAGAAATACTTGAGTACATTATTGCAGCCCAACCTCCATGGCAAGCTGGAGTGTCACAAAGATTTACTTCTTCTTCTCTTTTATCACAAGGTTCATCCATGTCTACTGCTGTTTCAGCTAAGTTATTTTTAATAACAAAGTCTTCAAAATCTTGTGCTACTCGTAGAAACTTTCCTGCTAGCTCTTTATGTTTCATTTGTCTTCTCTCGTTGAGTTAAGGGCATCTGCCAATTCAATTAAACTGTCTACCATCTCTTGGTATATCATCTCTAATCTTACTTGAGGGTTCTTAACCCTATTTCGTATACCATCTATCTTAGCTTGTACATGACGAAGTTTCAATACTAATTTTGGATCAGCATTATCTATGATCTTCTCTACTTCTTCGTGGAGATATTCTAACTTATCTTCGTCAGACATGTCAAACAGTTCATCAAATGATTTCATAACTTACCTATCAATATTTCTAATTTCTTCAATTGATATTATACTTGATAGAGAATAGAGTTCAACATTACCATTATCGTCCATTAGTACCCGGTAACCTGAAGAATAATCTATTACAGTGCCATATCTATTGTTAGAGCCTACTATCATAACCCTATCACCTTTGTTGTACTTACAAGCTGTAATTAATGCTACAATTGTTATTGCTATAATAATTTTAATCATATCAATCTTCCATCCTGAATCCACTTATACCTACTAAATACCACATACTACCATCTGTAGATTTCTCAAACTCTACTACTCTCTCCTCTAACATTTGCACATCCACTTCTGGGTACATCTCAAAATGTCTGGGAGACTCTGGTATAACTACTTTAATTCTATCTTTACTTATACTCGAAGGATGTGGAGTTTCCTTCAGCGCCCAATACAACTCACCTGGAGTTATTCTAAATTTCATGATTTACTTACTCTGGCTAATAATAAGGTTGCTAGCTGTAATTGTTGGCTTTCAGCATCTGCTATAGACTTATCTAGTTTTCCTAGGGTAATATCAAAGGTGTCTTTTTCTTTTTCTCTTGTGTCGTCTGGAAGTAAATTATACATACTTTTCAAATTATCTCTACTTTGTTTAGCCAATCTGATTTCTGAACCTAGCCACTCTAATCTTAGTGTATGGCATTCGTCAGATTTAAAAGAATCTGTATCTTCTTTAAACTTAAAACACACAATGGTTACTATAACCAAGAAAAATAGTACAGCAACTGCAATAACTGTTATGTTTTCATAAATCATGATTAATCCTCCGTTGGTTTAGGTACACCATACACTTCATCTTTTAATCTTGCAAGAGTCTTTTCTAAATTATTTATATATTGAATGTTTTGTTTCTTATCCTTTGCTTGTCTTTCTAGAGATTCTTCTTCTGTTTCAAGCCTGTAAGCAACTAAATCAAATCTGATATCATCCCCATACTCTATGTATGCACATACATCAGTAGTTATATCTTGGTCTTGGGGTAGTGAATCTAAAAAATTATTTAGTGTATCACGTAAGTGTTTTACAGGGTTAGGGTTAAACTTCCCATATGAATTTGAATACTCATCCAAATTTAGACTATCAGAGATTAATTTTACTCTTCTTTTAGCTTTGGTCATTCAATTCTCCCGTGATTCTCATGAAATCCATATTTGTTCTCTGCTGATTTTCTTGCACAACAAGCTTCAAAGAAGTCCTCATAACTCCCTATGTAATTTTTCTTCCCTATAGTAACTTCATAGCTAGTGCGTTCAGTCCTCTTCCTGACCCCAGATATACCAGTCTTATTTCTTTGATCTAGTTTCTTGTTACGATTATTAGCATTAAAATCAGCTTCACGAAGATTTTTAATTATATTATTTCCTGGATTACCGTCTATATGGTCTATATGAGATCCTGTTTGATAGCCATAGTGTAAAAACCAAACAACTCTATGCACTTTATACTGACTGCCATTATATTGCAATACTCTATATCCATAGGAATCTGTAGTTCCTGCCATATCACCTTTTTGAGCCATACTGTTAATTGATTTAGTCCAACGTAAATCTCCATTCTCTGGATTATAATCAAGCAAGTCTTTTAATTCTTCTGGTATAGGCTTAGCTTTCATTATAAAACTCTCTATTCAATAGTTCAGGGTTAGCATAGATATTACCAATTACAGTTATACCTTCATTAATGTCTAAGGCATACCCATACCCAACAGCTCTGGTTGTAGGTAGAACTTCATAAGATGCATCAAAATCATTCCAAATTATCTGACATATAATGTACTTCTTGATGTCATGATCATACATCTTAACAATGTCACCGTCGTATATTTCAGTGCCATTCTTATCTTCTTTGCCAGTCCACTCTACTGTAGGTAAGTGTGTAATCTCCTGCCTACCATTAAACACATGGGCCAGTACTTCACCATCCCTGACAAAATAACCCACCTGCTTGCTAGATTGCATCATAATACCTTTCTCAGCATTCCAGGCTCTAACTTTGGTTACTTTAGGCATTTATCACTCCCCTGAAGAATCTTTTGCATACTTCCACTCAACCATACGACCAATAGGTTCTCTGCTGTCAAAACACTCTTCCCATTCTTGTCGTTCAGGATTTCTGCCTACAATGTACTCACCATCTTGTGGTAATCCATCTTCAACTTTATTCCATTCACTCATTTATCAAATCCTTGTTTTCGTAGATGTTACCGATTACCTGAATCTTATTTCTATGGAAAGTTGTCATGAAGTAAGGCTCATATTTTGTACTAGAACCACTCCTACCAAAAGGCCTGCCATTGTCATTTAGTCCCCAGACTCCCCATTCTTTAAAAAATCTAACTTCAAATAATTTTTCCTTGTTACTGTTTCCGTATTGAACAATATCTCCTTCATAAATATCTTTACCATTCTTATCTTTGAGGTCTGTGTATTCCATTAGTTCAAATTTAGTCTGATTATCTTCGTCAAATGTTGGATCATCTAAACTAGACCAGCCAGTGCTAAAATAAACATCACTGCCAGAAAATAATATTCCTTCTTTTGCTGAATCAAATAACCTCATTCTTTTATTGGCATAATCCCATGCTCGAAATTTAATTTCCCTACTCATAATAGATTTCCTCAAGGCTTTCTCTAATCTCTGTCCTTGCGATTGTGACTTCCTCTGATACTATTTCAAACATCTCTTTAAATGCTTCAAGCTGAGCTAACATTTCTTTCTTCATGGCTTGTTTGAATTCATCAGATAAGATAAGGCTTCTCTCTGTATTAATATAGCAACAGAGTAGGTAGTCTACATCCTCTCCCCATTCAGATCCTTCTAAGTCAGCATATTTGCTCAGTAAGTAAAATTCTTCTTCATTCATAATCTTCTATCTCAAAAGCTTCTGATTCATCATCACAATCGTGGAAATATTGTTTCTTCTCTTCTACTGAACAATCAAGTTGTTCATACATCTTAACAATAGCTTCTGATTTACTGTCGGCTTCAATTATGTCGCCATATATTTGGCACTCTTTCACTATAACTTCATACTTAGGCATCGGTCAAGTACTCGATAACTTCATTTAATGCCATTCCAGCAACTACATCAGCTCCTAAGCGTAATGCTGCTTTGTGCCGAAGCTCTCCTTCAGTTAGGCCATCTAAGACATCTGCTGCATTTACGATAGGTGAGGTTACTGCATCTACTGCTGTACCTAATGGATCATCAATAGCTCGTTCTACTGTACGTGATGCCATATCAAATAAATCTCCGAACATTTTATGTTCTCCTTCTGTTAGTGGTAAGGTTTTAATCAACTCTGGCTACTGTTGTTAGGAGAGCAGTAACACCATCCTCTCCTTTCTTGTATAATGCCATAATAGCATACTTATGGAATCCTACAACACATTCGTCGTCAGACATTGAACCTGTGAGAGGATAGACATCATTCATTCCGAACTCTCCCTCTGATAATAATCTAAGGTTCTCGTCTTCTGTAGGAGGCTCAGCCCAAAAATCATCTTTATTTAGAACAGGGTTTGTGAATTCATCAGCATATTCTGCCAAGTACAACAAATATGCTTTCTCTAGTGTATTGCCTTGAGAAATATATTTATTTATTCCCTTTACTACAATAGCCCAACTAAACTCTGCTTGTTCTGATGCCCAACTGCTTGAAATTATATCTGACATATTAAAACCCTCTCTATTTGCTGTTTGGTGGTTTACCATCAATTCGTTTATTACCTATACGCATGTGCCCGATAACAGCAATACGAGTTCCTATTGCCACAGGACACTTAACAAAATACTCTTCTTCTATGACATCTGGTCTGTCTTTAGGTAGGCTGCATTCTAAGAATTGAATACATAGCCCAGGCCTAACATTTACTGCCTTATAATCATTAACTTCATATTGGGCTATGCAGACTAACTGATCTTCATTCAACTTTCTTTCTGAGTATACTTCAGAGCCTACCCTACCTCTAACATTGTGAGGTATCCCGTAATATTCTACATATGATCTGTTTACTGCTAGAAATTCCCATCTCCCCTTCTTAAAATCTTTAACCTTAACCCAAGCTGGGACATTATAGAAATCCATATGGTCTACCCACACTTGGAAACTTGGTTGTACTGAGTCTAACTCTTGATTTCTTAATTTGTCAAGTTCTTGTTGTAATTCTATTTTCTTTATTGTTGATTTCAATAAAGCATTATCTTTTAATGATCTATCATCTGCAAGTTTAGGATAAATTGTAAAGTAGCCCCCTATTAATGCAGTTAATACTGACACTAGCGCTATGGCTAGTTTAACTGTCATTGAGAATTTTTCTTCTTCTTTCATATATTACATAGTTCCTGTATATCTGTAAAGCTTAAATTGCAACTTACTGGTTATTGCTTCAGTGTCATAATAGAATATTCCATCAATACATTTAAGTAGGCTTATACACACCCTATTACCACTAGGTAAGTGATAAGATATAGTACAATCCTCTTCTTCTCCTTTTGGGAGTACTTTATAATACCTAATTGCGCCCTCTCTTGCGTAGACAGGCCCTCCGCCAAAGTACACTGGACTTAGGTCTTTGTAGTCTTTGACTAATACAGTTTTTAAGTAAGTTTCTGGAGGTAGGTAATCGTAACTAAGTTTAGATTTAACTTGGCTCCACTCTGAACTCTTAGAATGTTCTAATATTTTTAATATCTGAGATTCTTTTAATTCTGTTTTGAAGTGCTGCTTAATCTTCTGTATTATTGCATTCATCATGACGTATACCTAGAAGATCTTCTATTTGATCTTAGTTCCTTTTAGTTTATTGATTAACATACTTAATCCTTACTGTTATATTGCTATTGTAATTGATATTGTATATATCATATACGCAAGTGAACTCCACATAGTGAATAGAGACACTGCTGTGTTAGTTGTTTCTTTTTCAGTCTTAATTCTTCTATCTAAGAATACTTCTGCTGTTACTACCAATACCAGCAAAGATAGGTATAACATTGTTAAGCATTTAGTTAGTACTAGCATAAGTTATATTTCTTTATAATAATTAAGTTAATCATGCTTCACCTTTTTTGTATCCGGCTGCCCCAGTTATATTTTCAATTGTTGTCCATTCTGTAGGACGTGGTACATACTCTCCACCTATGTCTGTTCTAAAATCAACCACACATGGCTGAGGTTCTGTTCTTATATTCCCAAACCGATATGACCCAGAAGCTATAGAATTGTTATTGTACTTCAGGAGTATTTGTGAACCATCCTTTGGTGCACTATCTATAGATTTCCAAGTTACATCTGTCATCTTAGTCTCCTGTACTCTCTTCTTCAGTGTTTTGTTGGTGTTGTTGATCAATTTGATCTGCTAAATTACATACTTCTTGTTGTATATAAGAATAAAAATTATATCTTTCTGAATACGGCCCAGACTGACGAATCTCAAACTCCATTACTGCATTAATGGTAGTTTCTATATTACTTAATCTGTTGTGTATGTAACTTATCTCTTTCTCAACTGTCATCATTAATCCTATCTTTAATTTTTGTCAGTTCACTTTCTACTAGTTCGTCCCAATTGGTACCTCCATTGTAGTACAAAGCTTCGAAAGACACAACACCGTACTCATCTACTTGTACATTGCAGTATTCTACTGCGGGGTCATATTCATTCTCTACCTCTACAAAGTATAATTCATTATTAACAACAGTCAAGTCGTAATACCAAGGATCATCATACAGTTGCTCTAATGCATTACTGTATGCTTTAGATAATGTCCCTTCTTTTCTTAGGATTAATTCTTCTGCCCAGTCTTCTATTGTTATTTCATGAAGTGTGGATTTAACTGGGGTTATCTTACCAGTTGATTTCTCATAACTACTCATTATTGTTTTCCTTGGTTAATCTAAGTCTTATCTGATAAGAGATTTTTATGGTTCTTTGCAGACCTTAATGCATCGAATCTATTACAAAATATTACACCTTCCAGCCCATCTTCATTTCTAACCCAAAAGAAATGAGAGTGATCTGCATTTAAAAATATTGTATAGCCATCTGGAACTGGTATAGCACCAAACCTATTTGTATAGTCAATGCAGCCAGCCTCAAAATATGTCTCAAGGGTTTCCTCTGGTACGTCACAAGCCACTCTATTCATCCACTCCTCAGCTGTTTCCACTTCTCTACCCTCCTATTCGGTGATGTCTGGCGGGTTTTTTATTTCTTTGTTTAACCTATCTACAAACTTAACAGCTTTATTCCAGGCTACTTCCTTGCAGTATCGACCAGCTCCAACATACCACACTCCTCCACTGAAAAATATGTACGGTTTGCGGTAAAAGGATCTTTTGAAAGACCTATTCATCTCTTACTCCTTATTTGTCAATGTCTGGGGGTTAATCGACATCAACAGGTGTTAAAATATATGGCTCAAAAGCAATGTACCCTTCTTTTGTATCATCAGAATCAACAAACAAAGCATGAGTATATTCTGGCTCGCTATGCTTAATTTGAACGTCTTCTTTGTCATAAGGGCTGAACGCTATCCAAACTAATTTTGGTTTTTCCATCCTCTATCTCCTCATTTATCAGCATCTTGGGTTTTTTATTTCTTTGTTCGTCTTGTTCTCAGCCCTTTTTGGGGAAGATCTATATCTTCAACACCGGAAAGCCAAAATAAAATCTCATTAGCTCCTGCTGGAGAATCATTAAACCGTCCTAGGTCGCTATTAAAATAAGATCCCCCTCTTTGCATCTCCAGGCTATACGGGGAAGCCCATAAAACAAGATAGAAACCGTTTTCCTTAGGCTTATCTTCGTCTATAAAAACCCATTCCACTTCCATCCCACTTCCTCCTACTGGTTAATATCTGGGTTTAAATTTATATCTTCCATACATCACCTCTTGTTTATAAGTAAATTGGTGTTATGTGCTGCGGATTGAATTGAACTAACTTCACAATAACTATCACGCTTGGCTAACGCTCTTAGTCTGCTACCCAGACGACAGAAATAGTTTTGATTTTAGAGCCGGTTAAGCACAAAACTTTAGATCTGCCCACAACACATAACACCTATTTGCCTAATAATTAGGAGAGCCCACACAAAGAAAAACGATCTCACCTTGCGAAGTTTGAGTTTCCAAAATATCACCAAAAATTCGATTGCCAGCATCGTCATCGCAAGTGCTTACATCTACAGATACAGTTAATTCGTAATCTGGAAGATCTAATAATATTTTTGCTAGTTCGTGCGCTTTCATATTCATATCCTATTTGCCTATTTAAAATCAGCACATGCACCTGCTATGTAATTCTCTTGGTAATGTGGCTTTCTATTTAAAAACTTTTTATATTGGCATGTTCGCTTTTCTTGGTGGGTAGCCTTGCATGATTTTGAGCAAAACTTGCCCCAACCTCTTTTTCTGTCTGCAACTCTGGCCATGAATAATTCACCGCATTGCTTACATTTAACTTCCACTTTTTGTGGCATATTTATAGCCTATTTACCTATTTTTCAGTACGCGCCATAAAACCCATAACCCCCAAAGCGCAAGGCATGTCGGGCCGTAATAGCTGGAAATAAAATCAATCATTCTTTACTGCCTCTTATCGGCAGGGGTTATAAATTCTTTTCGAAGCTTCTTGTTGACTTCACGAATCCAAGAACTGTTAGCGCGCCTCTGCTTTAAGACATATTTACTATGCCGAAGCTTTGCTTTAACGTGTTCATTCATAATCTCCACATTATTCTCCTACAAACTGTTAAATAGACTTTCCTGTGTAGTCGCTGAGAACTATATCGCCAATACATACATCGTCGCGACCAAGTTCTAATTTTGCCCACGACAAAATGTCTTTAATTGTTCGATCTTCAGAAAAGCATCTGCTAATGTGATGATCCCTGAAGGAGTCAACACCAACTGTGACGCAAATAGTTACCGTTGCAACAATTTCCACTTTATTCTCCTATAGAGGGGTTATGAGTTAAAAGCCCAACCATGCACGCCAACCCAAGAATGATAAGAGCCTCTTCCTCAGTTTTTATTACTGTGTTTGTGTTTGCAATTACGAGATTTCGGAATCTCTTTAGCTTCTCTTTTGTCTCTTCTTCACTCACTATCATTACTCCTTATAAAATACGAGGTTTATTTTTTGGATCGGCTGGAAGCAATAATTGCCACAACCTATATCTTTCTTTGTGTAGCTCTTCGTTGGTTGGCTGCTCCACTTTATTCATTGGAGGTCTAAATTTTCTTTTTCCAATGTCGCAAACTTCGACATGTTGCGTATACTTAAACCATGAGCCATCCTCGAAAGGGCGCAAATACTCCACTATAAGTTTGGTTTTTATTTTTATCCTAAACCCAGATGGTCGCCTTTTTACTATTTCGATTTCCATATCTATATCTATTCCTTATCTTCTGTTAGTACTGACTTAAGCTCCACAAACAATTCGTATGGACATACCCGGTCAACAGCGTTTAAATTGTCGTACTTTTCACAAGCGCGATTTATAGCGCTTTCTAGCTCTTGATTCTTTTTCTCTAATTCTTGTATGCGGTTCTGTTGTTCCGCAACTAAATCTTGATTGTAGTATTGTGTAATCGCAGCTAGTTTACCTGTAATGACTCCATCTAAGAAAACATTATCTAAGATAAACATAGCCACAATAAATGACCCTAACCCAGTAAAGAAATCACACCAATTCATAATTTAATCCTTACCTACTTTCAACATGTGGCTGATGAATTGTTTAAAATCATCTGGCATACTATAGGTTATATCTTCTTTTTTAGGTTTGTCTTTTGTCAGTGCTAACTCCAGATTGGCTACAAGCTGTTTTCTCATAACCTCTTTAGATCTGGGGGTCATCAGGTAAACATCATTGTACTCTATTATAAAGTCACATATGGCACTTTCTAGTTTTTGGTTTCTGCTGGCAAGTTCTACATAGCCGCTGGATAGTTTTGTGTATGCAACTCCTAGATCTTTTATTTGTTCTTTAAAAGCAACATTTTCATCTGCCAATCTATCAACATATTCTTTAAAATGATGTCCCATTACTTACCCTCTCTAAATCATAACGTAATGCAGCATTCTTTAACTCAAGGCCTAATACTAAGTTAGTCACTTCATGCAGCTTATTTGTTCCAAATGCTACTCCATGGCTAGTTGGCCACCAACCACCATCTTCTTCTAACATGTCTATTCCATACAGTATGTCACGAACTTGAGATTCTTTGTTGCATTCTGGAGTCTTAAGCTGTTTATTCTCTTCTTCCAGCTCCTGTATGCGGTCTTCTAGTTGCACTATCCTTAGAAGTGCTTTATTCAATAACTCATTTTCAAAAAGATTCTTATCCACAGCTATAATTTTCCTTCTAATAAGAAATCATTGTATGTGATATTACACATATCTTGGTAAGTACTTTTTATTGCTTGTTCAAACTCTACTAAAGGAGTTCTGTATATGTGCATCATATAATCCATGCACACATTTATGTAATTCTTATCTATCCATCCTTTTTCATTAAGCATTAGATATCTATGTGTATGGCCGTGTATGTTTTTCTTGCCTCTAAGCTCATTTGGGTGTATAGGGGCATGAGACAACCAGAACCCTTTGTATTTATACACCCCGTAAATATCATCATATACTTCAACAAGGTCTGACATTTTATTCACTTGTCTGTCTAGGTCATGATTTCCACATATTAGTACTTTCCTTGCCTTGAGTCTAGAAATAAATTCCAACGATTCGTAATCTAGGGCAATATCCCCTAAAAAGAATATCATGGACTTCTTACCATCGATTGCTTCTAGCCCTCTTTTAATAAAAGAGTCATGAGACTTATCAGAATTGAATTCATCTCTATACTTACAAATGTTCTTGTGGCCTAGATGAAGGTCTGAACAAATATACCTATTCATTATCCTTCTCCCCAGATTGATAGGCCTGCTCTGAACACCTCTGCTAAATTGCAACTCCAATCACAAGAGAATAATATTTCACCAGTATCCTCGTTGATAAAATCTATACAATCATCCTGGTAAGATATTAGAAGCTCCATTGGTTCCTGATTGTTATTAAGTACTGTAGTGACAATCTGTGTTTTCATTGCTATTCCTCGATAATAGACAAAAGATCTTTTAGTTTGTATATTTTGACTCCAGTATAGCCTATATCTTTGTAGTTTTCAAATATAAATGATCCTGTATCAATAAATAATGAATTAGCTGCTTTAATAACTTTTTTAGTTATAGTGTGCCCATGCACTGTCATTGTGACATTACTGATTCTTCTAGCTTTTTCCGCTCTCTCTATTCTCTTTCTTCCCCAAATCATTTTTGCTGTTATTTGCGGATCTAATTCTTTCTCTTCTTCCTTTGCCAGATCATTCCAGTCATGAGTTGGAGGTTCTGCATGACATATCCCAACAGTCTTATTTCCTACGTCAACTGTCAGCGAATAAGGTACAATACTTCGTATAGATTTACATACTTTTCGTAAAGTTTCTATATCTTCTTGGTAATACCATGAGCCTCCATTATTAACCCACATATCATCGTATTCACCATCCATTATGGTATCTAGCATTAGTATTTCATGATTACCGAGAACTGGATGAAACCAACCCTTACTGAATAATTCTAGGCACTTGAAACTTTCTGGGCCTCTATCAACTATATCTCCAACAGAGAATAGCCTATCAATTGCCACATTAAATCCTACACGATCCAATTCTTTTTGTAGTTGGTTGTAACAGCCATGTATATCTCCTACAACATAGTCACTACCTAAGTAATTGTTGGTATAGTTTTTGTGTAGTAGCATATCTCAGTCCTCGGTGAGTTAATTACTTTTGAAACCAGCTCTTAATGGTTTCTATAGTATCAGATGTATCAAACCTATATCCACCTTCTAGCCCAAATGCATCATAAGTATTTCTATCTTGGTTAAATGCACATGAGTGATGGGTATATTTCCCATTTACATATCCTACACCAATACTATCTTTCCATTCAACAAAATTTATCTTTGCTCCTACATTTGATGTTAACTTATCGTTTAGTCCTCCTTCGACACACTGAGAAGACAGCCCTTTAACATTGTCTATCCCAAAGTAAAGCTCAACATAAGAGAAGTATTTAACTTCTAGTTCATTTGAGAAAGCTCGTGGAGCAATCACTAACGTAAGGAACACTACCAGCATTACAATAGCAATACCTTTAAGAATTCCTAAGCCTTTCCTGCTGCCAAGAAAGTACTCTTTGATTCCAGATAGATTATCTCTGAAAGCATAAACTGTATAAATTACAAGAAATGATAAAATCACTAAGAATGTTACGTCTGTCGATAATAAAGTCATATTTTCTCCTTAATATGGTAAATTGATTATTGTTGGTTCTCCTCCACATCCGCTGCTCCAGTAGCAAGCAGCCTCAATGGCAGTTTCTATCTTCTTTTGTATTGACATCTTACTTTTAGCTGTGGTGTATAGGCTTCCATAGGCATAGGAGTAACCACAACCTATCGCAGAATAATCGTCTGCATTCTCTCCTACTTGAAAATCACATTCTATTGTAAATAGATTACCTCCAAAAGTAACCACAAATGTACCTGCTGTTTCTTCGTTGTTAATCACAGAGGTGTATCCGTGCTCCTTGAGTATCTTTCTCCACATAGGGACTAGGTACTGCACAGTATATGCATGTGGATCTTCCTGCATTAAATCTCCTGGACATTGTACAGGTTCTGAGTGATACCTGAGTATCTGCCCCATCCTGAATGAATCGGTGAACCCGTACCCAATCTCATTGGAGATAAACACTTTCTCGTCAAGCCTGAAGCATCTGTCAGTTCCGGCAGTTCCTTGTGAGTCTGCTCCAAGCCAAACCTTGTTATTCTTTTGATCTTTGTAGGCAACAACAATTGTCACTGTTGGCCCTCCTCTTCTATTGTTACAGTTATTTCAAATTCTACATCACCATTATCATCTAAGTAAAGTTTAACATACTTATCTTGTTTTAACAGTACTGCGTGAACTCTGGCACTGTTTACTGTAAAAAATAACGAATCCAATCTGTTTTGAGATATGTCTGGTACAGATGTTGTATAAGGTTGAGTAGACTTAGGGGATGAAGATTTTATAATGTACGGCATATATCACCTAATTAATAGTTGCTGTAAGTAACACTTTAACTAACACTATATGCCACAAACTGCAAGCTGTAAAACATGTTATTATATTTTATAGCTATTAAAATTTAAACACTAAAAGGATATGGCATAGGGGGGTGATGCCTGTAGCCCTCTACTTCAAAATCGTCTAGTGTAACCCAAGTCATAAGATCTTCTAAGTCCTGGATAAATGGGTTGATTCTTAATTTCGGGTGTTCGTATGGTTCTCTTTGGAGTTGAACTTTAAAATTATCGATTTGATCTTCATATACATGGACATTAACAATGTTGTGAAAAGCTTTAGCAGGTTTAAGGCCTGTAATTTGAGCCATGACCATAAGGAGCCAAGCCACTTGCACTTGGTTGAAACAATGCCCCAAAGGGAAGTCATCAGATCGTTGATCAGATGTAAGATACAGTTTATCATTAACAACACTAAAAGTATGAGTATGCATACAGGCATTAAGACATGCACGATCTCTTTCTCCTGGATTATTGAATGTCATTATCTCACAACGATTATCTTTCCCTTGCCGAAGGTCATCATAAATCATTTTTAATTGATCTATACTCTCTCCCTCTGGGTTCTTCCAGTCTCTCCCTTGAGCACCATAACATCTACCCATGTCATCTGGGCCTTTCCGAAATGGGTTATTAAGCCAAGCTTCATTGTCATTCGCATTAGCATTCCAAGTATTACATCCAAGATCTCTAAAGTCAGCAGCAGAAGTATATCCTCTTAGGTATCCAAGCATCTCTGCTATAGCCGGTTTCCAGAATACTTTCTTAGTTGTTTCGATTGGAATAGTCCCATCGCTTACGTCATACTCAAGTCTAGCTCCAATCAAAGTTAAACATCTTTTACCAGTTCTCTCGTTGTAAATCCACTCCCCCTCCTGGAGGAGCTTCTTACCTAGTTCAATGTATGCACTCAATCTTCAAAATCCTCTGGGTTTTCAAACTCTGAAAGTATATCCTCTACAGCCTCTTGCATTTCAAGAATCTGTTTCTCCATACCCTCTCCTGATATTGGGTTATCTTCTGGTATAAGGTCATCGTCGTATAAGTCAGCCAGTACAATACCTCCGTAAATGAAGTTATAGTTTTCTGCCATCTCTCTTAATAAGTGGCCCATAACAAGTGGACTCTTAGGAGGCCCTGCCTGAAATGTTGCGACCCTTCCCTCTGGACTTCGGGTATGAACAATTACTTCTTCAATTTTGCCTTCTTTAGCCGCTCTCAGTAGGTGCAGTAAAGTACAAATAACTCCCTCATTACCATTATCATCTTCTTTAATATTATTGACGTTTACTCTGGTTTTACTGTTTATATCAAAAACATTACCTTTTTTATCTGTCATAATCACCTATACCTTCTTGAATAAATGCCATAGTCCACTTCTTACAAGCTTCAGATCTAACAATGTCTTCTGGACGGTTGAAATCAATAAGCCCTGTAAGCTCTTCTAGCTGTGGATTGGCTATGGCCATGTTTCTTAGAAATCTTAAACCACTCTCCTGTGTTAAATCTGTTTGTCCTATATCGCCTGAAAGTATCATTGTGCAGTTATGCCCGATCCTTGTTAGGAGCTTCCTGGCTTCTTCCACAGTGATATCTTCTGCTTCTTCAACAAGTACTATGCAATCCTTAAGACTACGCCCTTTAATAACTTCTAAAGGAATAAACTCAATCTCTTCATGTTTGATAGCCTCTTCTAGGGCACCTTTATCCATACGCTCTTTAAACACAGAGAGTACTTCACCTAGCCATGCAGCAGATTTCTCAGCTAAAGTTCCAGCAAAGAATCCTAGTGATTTACTCTTGGAGGTTGCAGGCCTTACCAAGAATATTTTATCAATATCTCCTTTTCGGTACTTGTCGCAAGCAAATGCTGCCCCTAAATAGCTCTTACCAGTCCCTGGATATCCTGTTACAATTATTACTGGCTTACCTTCTTCAAGGTATTTTAGATACATCTTCTGCTCAGGATTTCTTGGTTTTAGTGGAGCAGCATTAATCTTTTGTTGTCTTTGCTCCATGAATTTAGGAGATATAGTTTTTTCTTCTCCTCTGGCTGCTTTAGATCTACGATTATTTCTTGTTGAATCTCTTTTGGCCATTACTTATCGCCCTTATCTTCTTTTGATTTTTTAACTTTTTCTTTCGCATACTCTTCTACAGAACTCACAAGATCTTGCATACCTTGATGAAAAGTAGGGACATCTTCAGCTAAGAAAGAATTTCCTATATCTCCTCCTCTAATTCCCCACATGGGGTAGCATACTAATAATATGGTAAACCTTGTAATCTTGTTACCAGAAGATTTAGGGAGTGTAAACCACACTCCCCGAGCAATTGCTAATAAATAAATACCAAGTAAAGTTAGAAATATTGCCACTAGGTATATACTCCTTTTTGATTATTATCTAGATACCAGGGAATTTCAGTCTTACATTCATTACATAACTTAATATTCTGACTAGTTAATGAGACTAGTCTGGTATCCCCGCATTTAGGACATTCTTTAGTAGTGGTTTTCTTTTTCTCCTCTTCAGCCATACAGCTTCTCTTCTAGTATCCCCTTATACTTATTGTAATCTACATTTCCTTTTAGGGGTTCGTGAGAGTAGTCAGTAATCTTCTTCTCAAAGAAATTGTCATGATGTCCTCCAGTAGTAAGCCACTCCATGAATTCAAACTCCTCTGGTATTGTAGAAGGTGATGATAACTTTAATCTATTAAGTACTCCCAGCTCTTTTAAACGTGTTTCTTTAAGATGTTTAAAGTATCTTGCATACCCTTCTTTAGTCAGTCCGTCTTGGTCTGGTAAAAGATCTACATAAGCAAGTTCACAGGCTTCGTATTCAAATGCCATCTCAATGGCAAAATCCTTAAACTCTGAAACTTCATCTTCAGTACAGTCCTTCAACATCTCCTTAACAATCTTAATGTTGTATTTCACATGAAAATTTTCATCATTAAGTGACCACTGATTAATATCATTAAACCCAATAAGTAATCCTTTAGTTTTAAAATTAAGGAAACTGGAAAATGCTCCAAATAGTCCGATACCCTCTCCTAACAACACTTTACACAAATGCTTAGCAGCATTGATAGGCTGAGACAAATCTCCGATATCCTTATCAATTAAGTCTAGCTTATCTTGCATCTCTACATAATCCTTGAACTCTACCCAAGCTGAGTCTGGAAATCCAAAAGTCTCTGCAGCTAAAGCATATGCACGTTGATGCACAACTTCACGAGCCAGGAATGTTGAAAGAAGATTACTAATCTCGTTGTTCTTCACATAGGGGATAAGTTTCTTATAGCCTACACCTACATTCTTATCGATCTCTGTAAACAAGCATATCTGGCTTGCAATTAATTCTTTATTTTGTTTATGGGAGACATTCTCAGTTTCCAGTCCCCCATCGCTTTTAAACTGACGTATATCGTCTAATAAGTCCACTTCATGGACATCCCAATGCATGTCTATTGCATGTTCCTTAGCTGCTTCTACAGCCCATGGGTATTTGAATGGACGATATGTTTCACTTTCTTTAAATACACTCAATTAATTGTCCTCATTAATTATCCTTGACAACTTAAACATTCGGATGGTTCGTAATTAATTTTTTGTTGGTTGAGTGGCTGCTGCACTGAGGACTCTCCTCCAGCCTTCTCTCCTCTCATGTAATATAGACCTTTTAAACCTTTAGCCCAAGCTGCCATATGCACATCAGACATGTAAGACTTGTCCCAAAGGTTATTCTTAAACAAATTAACACTTTGGCCTTGGTCAATATACTCTTGACGTATTGCAGCTAACTCTACAATCCACAAGGGATCAATCTCTCTAGAAGTCTTAAACACCTTCTTGTGTTCCTCTGACATCCAGTCAATCCACTGAACAGATCCATCAGCTTTTGCAATAGCCTTCCACACTTCAGGGTTATTTTTATTGTAGGCATCTTCAAGAACTTTTTCAAGATATTTGTTCTTAACTAAGAAGCTACCAGCTCTCCCTTGAGCAGTGAAGCAATTATAAGCCCAAGGTTCAATGCTTGGGGATTCACCTACCATATCACTGCTAGAAGCATTAGGGGCAATTGCCAACAAGTGGCTATTACGCATACCACTGCCAATACAGTCTTCAGGCTCACCTCTTTCTTTAGCGAGCATCTTAGAACCTTCAATTGCTTCAGATTCGATTAATGAATACATCTCATGAGTTAATGATACAGCACTTCCAAAGCCACCACTTTCGAAAGGTATTTCTTTCTTTTGAAGTATGGAATGAAACCCTAAAGTTCCTAGTCCAATAGCCCTCTCTTGAGATGCGCTGTGTACAGCTCTGCTTAGCTCTGGAGGGGCTAGCCGTATAAAGTATTCCAATACGTTATCAAGCAACCTAACTAGATCCTTGACTATTCCTGTGCCCTTCCACTCGTCATACTTAGCTAAGTTCAGAGATGATAGACAACATACTGCTGTACGTTTCTCAGAGGTCATGAGATGGATCTCATTACACAGGTTGGATTGTGTCACTGAGTAAGTGTTTTTAGTTATCCATGGATTCCTATCGCGATTTACAGTGTCAATGAAGTTAAGGTAAGGCTCTCCAGTCTTATGGCGAACCTCCATCAACAACTCCCACACCTCCCTGGCATTCAGAAACTCTCCTGTAGGGCCATGTTTAGGGTCAATTAGCTCATAATCTTCTCCACGAATAACCTTCTCCATGAAGCTATCTGTAATATTCACAGCATTGTTTAGGTTAAAACATTTTTGATTTATATCTCCACCAGAGGCAGGATCTCGCATAGACACGAACTGAAGTATTTCAGGGTGGTCAACATTCAGGTAAGCAGCAATACTGCCTCTTCGCGATTCACTTTGTTTATAACTTAATGAGTCTGCATCATAGCCTCGCAAGTGTGCCATAACACCAGTAGATTTCTCATCGGGTGATCTGTTAGAAGGGAAGACTCCGATACCACCGCCCATCATGGATAGCCATGCAGTCTCCATACGAGTACTAACTAGACCCTCTTTAGTGTCTGGGACATAAGACAAGAAGCAACTGATAGGTAGCCCATCTGCTGTGACATTCTCCTCTAACCAATCTCCAGCCTCTTCGAACTCAGCTCTGAAGAACTCTGGCCACTCAACAGGTAGTGCTGTAGACAAGACAGGGGAGGCAAATGTGAACCACCCTTGACTAGCATACTCATAGATACGTTGTGCAAATTCGTAGTCTCCGAAACTATAGCAAGTAGCTGCCCTAGCAAAGCTTTTCTGTGGGCTATCTTCTCCGTCTTTCTTGTAAAAGCCTTTCTTGGTAAGTAATGCCATACCCTTCTCAGGTATGCTTGAGTCTCTAGACTTGTCAATGACAATGCCTAGGTATTCTTCGACTATACTCAACTAGTATTCTCCTTTATTTTTAAATTTTAATTTTTTAGGATAGTTCCTATTATAACACAGATTTTAATTTTGTAAAGCACTTTTTAGTTATAAATAGATATCCCAATATTCTTTTTGTGGGTCTATGTGTTTGCCATTGTGTCTTATTTGGTAGTGTACATGATTTGGTATTCCATGGTACCTACTACCCAACCCTTGGAACTGGCCAATTACGTGGCCTTCCTCCACTACCATACCCAGAGATAGGGCTGCATCAGGCTCTACATAGAAGAACTCATGGTCAAATACCTCTCCATCGTCCTCTGTAGTCTCTATACGAACATATCGATATGATAGGTCATCAGCATAGGGGTATCCAAACTTTGTCACCACACCAGGCTTAGGTAAGCTCCAGAGCAGATCATCACCTACACTGTTGTAATAGTCAATACCATTGTGTAGCCTTGTGCCACCAGCCCTACTGGCTCCGTAGTGACCAGCACCAAACGAGTCTACATGTCTCTTGGTTAATTTAGATACAGCTTTTAGTTCTATTGTTGACATTTTAGTACCTTCTCTTTTGATTATCACCCTGTGGGTGTTGTATTGGAATGAATATAAGTAGAAACGAATCCTTGGAGGAGCATATGAATATAAGTAAATATAAATCTATAAGTAAACTTATAATAATGAGGAGTTGCTAGTATGCGTGTTACACACATAAGAGTATACTATATATATATATAATAATATCTGTAACCTTTCCCAAGGCTTACTCCCATTATAACATGGAAATCCCGATTTGTCAAATCTTTTTTATAGAATATTTTAGCATAACCAGTAACCACGGGGCCTACAGACCTGAAAAAATATCTAATTGGCATAATAATCAACAAATAAAGGTGTAATTAATTTAGTATATAACTTATCGATCTAAAAACAGTAGTTGACAAATAGCCATTCTCGTGTTATACTTGTAGTATAACAATAAAGAAAGGCTTATTAGAAATGACTGATTCTAAATCCAATAAGTCTCCACCAAGGCGTGAAAAGTACTCCAAAGCAGAGGAGGGCGCTGTTGATTACGTCGTTCAAGCGTACTTCTATGGTGGAGCATATATCTCACCTCACGCATCTGGTTCTAATCATTTAGACATAATTCAAGAATCCTCTGGAGTATACTCTGTAACAGAATTAGATAACATACACCTTGAACCGGGGTTAAATTTCTGCAGAGAAGAATTAGATTATAAACCTCCTTGGATATCTGAAGATCTTTTAGATTACTCTCTTAGAGGTCTTGATGCAATAAAACTATAACATACTGTTGACTTATAGAAAAAAATTATCTATATAATTACGGTACGGAGATTAATACACACAAAAAGGAGGTATTTATGCCCAGATTTAAAAAAGGCCAAAGCGGCAACCCAAAAGGTAGACCTCCTGGCAGTAGCAACTCCATCCCCTCAGAAAAAGAAATTATCGACTCTATAAAAAAACTTAACAAGTCCGCAATAAACAAAATTGCAGAAGTCCTCACAGGAAACAACGAGGATAGAGCTTTTAAAGCAGCAGTTAAGATTGTTGATATAAACTATAGCATTGCCGTAGACGAAAAGAAAGAGAAATCGCTTAATAAACGTAAGATAGAAAAAGTTAAAGAAGAAGAAGAGGCTGCTGCCAAAGCAAAAGAGATTGAAGAGGAAAGAAAAGAAAAAGAATCTTCAGAATCTGAAATGACTGTAGAGCAGACTGGCCCTAAATCTAAAGTCTTACGATTACCATCAAATTTCGGAAAATAGCACAGCCTGGTAGTGCACTCGCTTTGGGAGCGAGGGGTCATAGGTTCAAATCCTATTTTTCCGACCAACCAACTTAAGGTAGCCTATGTATTCATCTTGGGAGAAGGTTACTCCTCAACCCGGAAAACAAACTCTTGCCATGTCTCTTGTAGGTAAGGTGGATTTCATGTTGTGGGGTGGAAGTAGGTATGGAGGGAAAACTGAATTACTTACTATGATCCCAACAATGTTCTGTGATGATGCATATTATCGTGGAATTTATTTCAGAAATACATATGGCGAGATCACTGGAGCAGGCTCATTATGGGACAAAGCAGAAGGTATTTACCCACTTTTCGATGCAACTAGCAGGCAGAACCCGTTACACTGGAGATGGCCTTCTGGTTGTCAACAATACTTCACATACATGGACGCAGAAGGAGATAAGGAATCTCATCGTGGTAAGGGGTACAGTTTTGTTGGGTTTGATGAAATAAATAAATTTAGTAAAACTCAAATAACTTTCATGTTTACATGCCTTCGTTCAGAAGCTGAGGTAGATGCAACAATGATAGGGACTCTGAACCCAGATCCAGACTCTTGGTGTTTAGAATTAGTTGAGTGGTACTTAGATGAAGAGGGGTTTCCTGATTTAGATAAGTGTGGAACTATCAGATATTTTATCATAGACGATAATAATGATTTTATCTTTGCAGATTATCCTGAATGGTTTGAAGAGCAAGGAGACGAATATGAAAAATATTTGTATGTCTATGATGAAGTTGAAGATGAAACAACATATACACCTCCCAGATCATTCACATATATCTTTTTTAATATACATGACAATCCAGCAGGTAAGAAGGCTGAACCTCGCTACTTAATGAACTTAAACAATCTTCCAGACCATGAACGTAAGACACAGTTATTAGGTAATTGGTATGCAAAACCTAAAGCTGTTTCCATGTGGGACAGAGATTGGGTAAGAGGCGAAAATGGAAGTAAAGTTTTGTCTAGATCTGATATTCCAGGAAATTGCATAACAGTCAGAGGACTAGATAAGGCCCACACAGAACCAAACAATAACAATAGGTATCCAGACTATACTGCTATATCCCCTAAAATCAAGAAGGACTCTGATGGCTTTTATTATTTAATCGGAGATTATGATCCCACAATAAAAGACCCAGAAGTTGTTAAGAAGGGGAGTTCACAGCGTAAGCCATGCCTCGGAAGATTCAGAAAAGGCCCAGGCGCAAGAGATGCGCTTATCACCAAACAACTTAAGTTAGATAACGAGTACGAGAAGGTAACACTAATTGTACCAAAAGATTCTGGTGGTGGTAAGTCAGATGGTATTTATACCAAGGCTAAACTACTAGAAGAGAAGATTCCAGTAGAGGAAGGAACAACTCAATCAAACATACCCGACAAGAAAATTAAGGATTTCTCTCCTTTTGCAAATGCTTGTCAAATGGGGTTAGTTCATATAGTTGAAGACAGTTTTGATCCTTACACATTAAGAATTATTTATCAAGAATTAGAAAATTTTAACGGCGAGAGATCTACCTCAGCTAGAAAAGATGACTTTGTGGATGCCATCTCAATCGGATTTAATTTTTTAATAGATTGTAGAAAGCCTTACTCAACACCTTCATTCAACACTTCAGAAGAATTGAATAAGTCACTAAGTTATGAACTAACAAAAACAAATATATTAGAGGACTACCATGACCCAACAAAAAGATACTGACATTGTAGTTAATGTTAAAGATGCTCGTCGTAAAGGCTTTATTAAGTTCATGTCGGAAGTAAATGAGCAAATTAAGGCAGGTAATGAGCTTATCTTAGATCCACCTAATGCCCCACGAAGCGCACCTTCATTCAGAGCACACTTTAAACCAACAGGTAAAAAAGTAGAAGCTCCAGAGCCAGTTAAGACTCCTGCAGAAAAGATTGAGGAGTTGACTGGTAAAAAAGATCTTATGGGTCTAGCTAAAGAGTTAAATATTGAAGTTCCAGAGGATGTTAAAGCTCCTTTATCAATTAAAAAATTCTTGAGAGAGAACATTAAATAATTCTAATTAGGTGCGATGAATGGCCGATACAGATAGTAAAGACATTAAGAAATCGGAGTCCATTGCATATACCTCTCCAGGGTTTGCAGCTCCGAATAAAACAGAAAGAGGGCAACCCCAGCCTGGAAATGGAAATCTAACATACATACAAGATCTTAAAAGAGAAGATCTTAAAATGCCTAGACGCATTTGTACTTACGATGAAATGTGTCAAACAGCATCTGTCTCTCAAGCACTTGAAGTTACTCAAATACTATCCCTGTTGGCCACAGCTAATGGTAAGTTTGTTGGAGTCAAAGGAAGCATTGAGAGCCAAGAAGCAGCAGACTTTTTAAACTACTGTATCCATAACATGAAGCATGGCACTTGGTTACAGTTCTGCACAGATATGGTTGATTACCTTAAGTATGGGTTTTCTCTTTTTAATATCGTACTAGAAAAAAGACAGTATGGAGAGTATAAGGGAAGCATAGTATTAGATAAACTATCTCCCAGATCACAACAATCTCTTCATGGTTGGATGTTTAACAAAAAAGGCACTGAGCTTCTAGGAATGGTACAAAAGCCCCCTAGAACCAGTGCAACCTATAAGCCATCAGAGTTTGGTGGACTGTTAACATCATATTCACTTAGCGATCTTAAAAGTAAGAAATACACACCAATCCTAAATAAAGATTTACTAAGATTTACACACAAAGAAACTAATAGAAATCCTCAAGGTAATTCACCTCTAGCTAGTTGCTATGAAGACTGGGCTGAGATGAATATTATTCAACAGTACGAGGTTATAGGGGTATCTAAAGATCTTGGTGGATTGGTTGTAGTAAGAGTAAGACAAGAGTTACTTGACAAGGTTAAGCAACCTGAAATGCACCCTGCTGATTATGCTGCGTATTTACAACTAGAGCAGCAAGTTGCCAACATCCATGCAGGTAAACAGAGTTATATTATTTTAGGCGATGAAGCTCAAGATGGTAAATACTCCTACGACATAAAGCTTCTAGGTATTGAAGGTCAAGGCAAGCAATATAAAACATCTGAGATTATCGAGAATAAGAAAAAGAATATCTATAACGCTTTTGGTGCTGGATATCTATTACTTGGTCAAGACTCACATGGAAGCTATAACTTATCTTCTACTGCTAAAGTAACTCACTCCTTCTATGTAGAACGAAATAATGCAGAAATTAAATCCGTATTAGATTCAGATTTAGCTCCTAAATTGCTAGCAGCTAATGGGGTCTATTTGCCATTTAGTAAAATGCCTTATTTTGAGATGGCTGATCCAGACCAATTATCACTCGACGAGGCTAGTAAGTTTATTCAACGTACTAAATCAGTAGGCGCATTGACTCCCCAAGCAACTGGAGAGATCTATAAAGATGCAGGACTTACTACTGAAGGTATTGACGAATTAGACTTTACTGATAAGGGTTCAAGCAGAGCTGGAGAAAGCCAAGGTACAAGTGGTACTGGAAATTCTCAAGATGGAGGAGTTGGATCTACCACTAACAATGAGAATGCAGTGACATCCAAGTCATTCAGGCTTGATTACGAAGATAATGAAATGTTTATAGCAGTTGATGAGACAACTGGTGAACAGATACAAATTAAAAAGGAGTCATAGCTTTGGATAAGAAAGATCTTACAAAAGCGACTAATAACGATAAACGTAGATACTTGTCCAAAGAACTTCCTGGCGAGTTTTGGTTGTTAGATTGGGATGATGAGTATGTTTACTTTGATAAGTACAATGCAGTAGAAGATACCATAGTAGCATACAAAGCACCTTACGTACTTGATGGCGTCAACGCTTCTATAGATATCGAAAACAAATCAGAAGTAGAAGAAGAGACAGTATACACTGAGAAACAGCTTGAAGGCGTAGTCACTAGATTGTTTCATAAATTATTTGGAGACAGTCAAGAACAAGGCCGTAAAGTTATCAAAATGTTTGATGACGAAGAAATGGTAGTTGTAGAGCCTCTTTACGTAGCATATGGTGATATAGACGCACACAATGAGACTTACTTAAATAAAGAAGCTGTTTATCAGTTAGTTGATTCTTTTAACGAGTCAATTGAAGAAAACATTCTTAAGTCATCTTACTTTCACACGCATGAGACAACTTCTTTCAAGTCTGTTAGGGCATGGGTAAACAAAGAAGAGTCTATGCTAGGTGATAATCTAATACCAGCAATGCAGCCACTAGTTGAAGTACAGTTCACAAACAAAGCAGCTTTTGAGCTAAGAAAAGAAAAAGACCTATTAGGTGTAAGTATTGGTTGTAAGGCTATCCCTCACGATTCAAAAGGTGTTGAGGTGTCTAAAGATGCTTACTCAGAAAGAGACACATCAAAAGACGCTGTAACTTACTTAAGTGATTTCAACTTCATGTATGAGGGTGCTCACTTAGCTTACACAGATGCAAGCACAGGAGGAGCAGCCAGCTTGAATAACGAATATTATGCAATTAAGACAAAGCTTAAAGCTAACTTGTCTGAAGAGCAGAAAAGAATTCTTGAAGAATCAGGGGAAGATTTTATGCCCCTTGACAAGAGTGTAGAGTCTATCCCTTCCTCTGTAATTGAAGAGGATTCAACAGGGGAGGATAAAATTAAAACCGAAAACGGAAACAGTGAGAATACTATGACCGAAGAAGAAATGCAAAAACAAGCAGATCTTGAAAAGGCTAACCAAGAGTTGCTTTCTCAAGTTGCTAAGTTTAAGCGCGATGGCATTAGTAAAGATCTGCAAAAATATGGTTTTGAAGCAGAACTGTGTGAAGAGGTCGCTGACCTTTTTGTTGCAGTCAGTGAAGACCAAGTAGATGTTCTAACTAAAGCTTTCGATGCAATCGAAGGTAAATTAGAGCAAGTACAAGCTGATCTTAAGAAAGCTAGAGAAGATGCTAAAGAACAAGACGACCTAGAAAAGAGTCTTGAAAAAGAACAAGGTTATGCTGACGATGAGCCTGCAGAGCAAGCTCCTACTTCACTTAAAGATCGAGTGAAAGCAGCACAAGCTAAATTACAAGATAAGGAGAGCAAATAATGCCTGACGTAGGTACAGCTAAAAAATATCTATCTCAACTAGTAGCAGGCCCAATTCCATTTGAAGGCCCAGATGTTGCTAATTTTTTCACTGCACGAGTTAACCTTACTGCTGTTGGTGGTGATGTTGATTACGTAGTTGGTACACCACTTGTATGGGACGCAACTAATACTGGCTTTGTTCCGTACGTAGCCCAAGACATTTCAGCAGCAGGTGCTAGTACACTTCCTGACGAGTCTCCTGTGGCTATTTTTATTGGTTCTGCAGCTTCTGCAGGAGAGCCTGTAACAGTTGCTGAAGATGGTGATACAACTTGTACTGTTCTATTCCGTGGCCCAATCGCAGTTAACACTGACGGTATGGAGCTTACTGGTATTACTTCACAGAACGTATCGGAGTTTGTAGTTCAGCTAGAAAAGCAAGAAGTTAAAGTAATTTCTGCATCTACTGCTGTTACTCCATCTCACGTAGACAACTCGTAATAACAAAGATAAGGAATATTATAAAATGACTATGACTCCTGCAGACCTAGTAAAAGCAGTTGGCCAGTCCTCTACAGATGCATATGAAATGGTTGATATCACTCAACCAATTATCCGTAAACCATCTAAACCTGGACTTCTTTCTGCTATCTTAACTCCAAATCCAGAATACGGTAATACTGACGTATTTGAATTTGATAATATTGAGTACACAGCTCAACTACCAGAAGGTAAGTCTCGAACTGAAGTACCAGAAGCTAAGATCCGTAAAGACCTACCAACCAAAAAATACTACGCTATTCCTTCTTTTGGTCTAAGCTACACTATGACTCCAAAAGATATCGACAAGCGTCGTAAGATTGGTACTAGTGAACTAATGAAAGCTGAAGACCTCATTGCTGAAATGGAAATGAAACAGCAACTTGCATGGGAACTTCATAAAGAATTGGCAATGGCTCAATTGCTTACTGCTGATACTAACCTTGTCTCTGGCGGCCCAGGTACAGTTTACAACTTCTACACTGATCTTGTAGGTGGTGCACGTCCTGCTGCTACTGACATGCTTCTAGGCGGAACTCAAGACCACTTCGTACAAGCTTCTGAGCAACGCGAAGAATTAGAAGAAGAACTAGCTCGTTATGGCTTCAGCGCTGATCGTATCGCTGTTATCTGCGGTCGTACTTACTTCAATGCTCGTCTTGAAATTGAAAAGCAAGAAGGCATTGCTCGTGAGCTTAATAACGCTAAAGATCTAGTATCTGAGATTGTTCCTGAGATTTCTGACGGTAGCTTCAATTACCAAATGTTTGAATCTCACGATGGTCTTGTTTACATCAAGTACACTGCAAATATTGCTGGTTCCAAATTAATCGCTGACGCTGATGCATACATGGTTCCTCTCGGCGTTACTGAGAACCTAATCACTACTGCATACGCTCCTGCTGTAACTATGTCTTACGTTAACACTACTGCTGTTCCTATGTATTCATGGGCAAAAGAAGATGAGCGTTCTGGTATTACAGTAGCAACTGAAAGTAACGTATTGTACGCTAACTTGCGACCTAAAGCAGTTAAGCACCTTACTAGCTCTACCTTCCCATCTTAATATATTTAGGGGGCATGTAGCCCCCTTTAACTGAATAAAAGGAAACATACAATGGCTTTAGCTTTTGCAGATGCCCTACGAAATTCGCAGCTTGACGAAATCACTGCAGATATTGATGCAGGATCAGGCGCAGGCCTAATTCGAATTTACGATGGTACTCGTCCCGCTACTGGTGCGGCTATCACAACCCAAACACTATTGGCTACTTTAACTCTAAGTGACCCATCATTCCCTGCTGCTTCAAGTGGCTCAATGACTGCCAACTCCATCACAGATGATTCTTCTGCTGATGCTACTGGAACTGCATCTTGGTTTCGTGTAGTTGATTCAGATAGTAACTTTGTAATGGATGGCGATGTAGGTACTTCTGGTTCTGACTTGAACTTGAACTCTACTGCTATCACCGCTGGTGTTACAGTATCTATCAGCTCATTCGTATTGAATGCTGGTAATGCTTAATAATAACTAATAAATAACTAAAAAAGTGGATGACTTAAACACCATTGTGATTTTGTTGGTGGCAATAACTAATAATAAATATATTCCCCAAGACTACCCCTTCTAGCGTGACTAATTGCATATGTTTTTGTTCATTCACTTTTTAATATAGCAGTGGATACACACTGCTTATGTCAAGCAAAAAGCCAGGTAGCAGAAGTTACTAAATTAAAATAAGCATACGAGATAATATAGATGGCTATTAATGGCAAACTTGTAATGACCCAAACCCTCGATGGTGATTTAAGGGGGCAGTATGCAGATGGTGTGTTGCCTGGGCCTGCTCCAGTAGACACTAATGTTAGAGCTTACTGGGGATCTCACTCGTTAGGTGTATGGGACGCAGAAGAAGAACCAGGAAGTACTGCAGAAAGCTCTATGGGCTATTGGCTTAATTTAATGTCAGCAAATGCAGGATATCAAAGTGCTTACACTGGGTCTTTTGGCCAGATGGATTACATTGCAGTACCTCCTTTCGCATCTTTTGGTTTTGATAATAATTCGTATGACCCTTGGCCAAGTGGAACTTATCAAGCGCAAAATTTTGACTACCACCTGATGATGGCCTCTAACTTTGATTTTGCTGGTATGACTCCAGCAGCATGGTTGTCAACTACTGCTCGATGCTTTGATTGGCAAAGAGATAATGCTCCTGACATACCGATTATTATGTATCTTCATTACCCAGAGCCTGCACAGACTCCAACTACAGGCCCTGACGAAGATATGGATGCTACTCAGTGGCAAATATATAGAGACTTTACAAGAAGTTTTGCAGTAGGAGAGTATGCACGTTGGTTTGTTGATGTACAGAACTTGTTAATTTCTACTTACCCTACATTAAGCTTCCGTACATTCCCTGGTGGCCCTGTAATAGCAGATATACAAGAGCTAGCATCTCTAAGTAGCTTAGTTTATACGGATTACTATGCAGATGGTGCTCCTCATGGAACTAGATTGTACTTCTTCCTTGCTGCTGCAATCCTTTATCGAATGACCCATAACGAGAGAGCAGATGCTAATGGCGCATTTACTCCTCCTCCAGGATTATTACCAACAGTTGTTGAAAATAACCTTACTGAAATATTTACAACTATAGACACACGTTTAGATTATTACGACTCACTACCTGCAGCAGACAGAGTTATAGTCTACCCATAACACCACTCATAATATTAGGTCTTCTTATGGCGAGCAATGGACAATTAGTCATCTCTCTCACTAATGGGAATATGCTTGGCAGCAACGCTTTAGGCACCTTAGAGGGTATGAGAATAGGTGGCGGTACAAATGGTTTAGCTGTTTGGGCAAATGCTTGGCAATTCCAAGATGTGATGAAGAACTCACGCGGTTGGAATGATCTAGGTGGCACTGGCGCATATGAGGTTAATAGATCAGATCATATTGTTAATATCGAAGGCGATAGATTACTACAAAAATTAGTAGCAAGCGATGTGATTGGTGATGATATACCACCCGGAGGTGTGTATACAGTCCGTAAAACTAATGGTAGTGCTAATTTAGAATATGGTGTTTCAAACTCAGGAGCACCTGGATCAACAGGATGGGTTACTGCTAGTGAAGTAACCTTCACCCATACTCAGGGTGAGAATATTGTTTTATATGCTCGTAGTTCTGATGGATTGCCTGCATCATTAAGCGGATTTGAAATACTTGTACCTGGGTTTGTTGAAGGACAAACATTTAGAACAGAATGGTACAACTTCTTTGCTGCAATGAACTTGGATACTATCCGATTCATGGATTGGTCAAACACCAATGACACATACATCATGGAATGGAGCGAACGAACTCAGCCAGATGCACTCAGTTATACAGCAGCAAGACATGGAAAGACATTCATGGATCATGAAGATGGAACTATAGTTCATCATGTTCCTTATGAAGTTCAAATAGAACTTTGTAATTTAATTGGAGCAAATATTTGGATTAACTTCCAGACAAGATGCTCCTTAGCGTATGCCCAATCATACGGAGCCTTAATAAATTCAGATTTAGATGCTGGATTGGATTGTTATGCAGAATATTCCAATGAAACTTGGAATTGGCTGTTTAATGATAATGTTAGGTGGGCTTCATTCTTAGGCGCTGAAATCAGAGAAGCTGCAGGAACTGTAGGTAGTAATGTATTACCAATCAATGGAACAGCTCCTGCTGAAGATGCTTCATTATTTTTGTTCAAACATCCAGATGGCGGATTACGAGATGCCCCTGGCTCAATGAATTTTGGTGGTGTCACCTACCGAGCAATTAATGTTGGTGGAGGTACATTTGAACTTGTTACAGACGATGACCTCGACACTCCAGTAAACATTGCTGCCGATATGGATTATATATACTGGACAGAAGTTTCTGAAAATCCAAACTACGGAGATATTGAAGTTACTGCAGAAAGAACTGGAGTACGCTCTGTACAGTTATGGGACTCTTTCGAGATAGGTCTTGCAAGCTCTCATACTTACCACAGAGTCTTAGCTGGAGTTAGTGATTGGGTTTCAATCAATGAGAAGAAGGCTGGAGTTAATGGAGCAAATGGTGCTTATGATTACATGGCAATTGCACCGTACTTTGATTTCCATGATACATATACTCCAGGACTAACTAATGCTCAATTAGCAGCATTAGATTTAACAGCGGCCAATAACAGATTAACTGAGTTACAAGATCAGATTAACTCTCCATCAAACTTTAATTTAATTTGTTATGAGTTTAACAACCACACTATTCCAGTATACATGACAGGCGGTACTTTAGAAGAGCGAACAGCAGTAATGGATGCTTACTACAAGTCTCCAGAGTGTGTGACTGTGCTTCAACACTTTCTTCAAGAGATGGCCAACGATGGCGTTGAGCTTGTTTGTTGGTTTGTTGCAGATATATCTAATGGCGGTGGTTTTGGTTTCTGGGGTGTTCAAGACTCACTGAGCCAGCCAAACAGAGTTAAGTATCAAATGTTGATTGATTATGCAGGTATCGTGGAGACCACCTAAATGAAAATATTTTATTCAAAAATTATTGACGGAGAACGTGATTTGTTCTCTGTAGAGCAAGATGTTACAGGATTGACGACTATTATTGAAGGTCTTGAGTACCGAGTAATCAAGAATGTAACTATAGGCGAAGATAAAGTTAACTTCGGAGTAATACATGACTTAACTCCAGCAAAAATGGGATTAAGGCTTGGCGAGTTAGCAGAACTTTATGAAGATCAGGTTTCGTAATGATTGACTACTTCAGAAAGGCAGAGAGACGTTTGTACAAAGCCATAAGAGATAAAGATGTTAACTCTTATAACGTTGCTAGAGATTCAATTACAAGTATGTTGAAGCGTCCTAAATTACGACTTACAAGCGATCAAATAACTTATTACAAAAGCTTACTGGAACTAAAGATTTAAGGTTTAACAATGACACTGAATGAAATGAGGCAACTTGGTAAACAGCTTGTTGATGCCAAAAGAGATAAAGACCAGCAAGCATTTGACACATTACAAGAACAGTTAGCTCAAGAATATGAAGATAACCTTATAGGTATGTCACGAGAAAGCCGAATTCATTTCCAGCATTTAATTAATTTACAGTTCTAGATAGGGGAAGATCTAATGGCTCGACTCGCAGGCCCAACAATTGCAGAACTAACATCTACATACACGTCCAACTCATTTAATGGCTTTGGTTCTGGTATTACGTCTAAGCCAGAATTTATTGCAGATGTTGCTGGAACAGTTACTGGTGTACGAATAGGCGTAAATGATTTCGGAACAGACAACTATATTGAAGTTCAGTTATTTAAGAGAACAACCAGTTCAGGTGTTTTTACATTAGTAGGTACAGGTAATACTCCTACAGGTACAGCGTCACCTCAATTAATAACATTGACGATAACAGGTGATGCAACTTGTTCAATTGGAGATGAGTTCTGTATTCTCCAGTTTGGTGATGTGTCTGCAACAGACGCTGGTGCAACCTGGCGTTCTGCAAATGACGGCTCAGTTGCTCAAGGGGCTGACGGAGGTCTCGCAGGAGTTGATGGAGCTTTAGAAGGAAATCCTCCTGCCACATTCGATCTTGATGCGATTGGAACTGAAACAGCAGGTTCATTCTGGATGCAAGTGGATGGTACTGCTGGCTCTTCAGACACTACACCTGATTCATTCAGTTTCACAGACTTAACTGGTCAAGTAGTTTCCAGTGTAATTGAGTCCAGTGTTGTAACTATTACTGGTATTGATGCAGCCACTGCTATTAGCATCTCAGGCGACGCTTCTGCAGAATTCCGAATTTCAACTGATGGCGGGACTACATTTGGTTCCTACACCAATGTTGCTACTACTGTTGAAGTCAATGATCAAGTACAACTAAGATTAACTTCATCCGCAAGTAACGTAACTAGCGTAGATGCTGTTCTAGATGTTGGTGGAGTCACTGATACTTGGACAGTTACTACTGCAGCCGCATCAGGAGATACTACCCCAGACGCATTTACTTTTACAGATGTAACTGATCAGACAGTTAGCACCCAAGTAGAATCAAACGTTATTGTAGTTACAGGTATTGACACTACAACCCCAATCAGCATTTCAGGCACTGGTACTCCAGAGTACCGTATTTCTACAGATGGTGGAACCACTTTTGGAGCATACACTTCAAGTGCTGGCAATGTAGAAGTAAATGATCAAGTACAAGTTCGAGTAACTACTTCAGCATCGTTTTCGACAGCAGTGGATGCTGCTCTTAATATTGGAGGAGTAATTGATACTTTCTCTGCAACTACTGGAGCTGCACCTGTATATGGCGTAACAGAGACTTTAGAGACTCTTGGATCACCAGGCACATTTGAACCAGACAAAGAATATTTCTTCACTGTACTAGACGCCACTACGCTAGCAATTGTAACTGGCCCTACAGCTCAAACAACCTCAAGTGGTGTATTTACAATCACTGGATTGTCTGACGCTACTGAGTACATAGTAGTTGTAGTAGATGATGCAGATGGAGACAATCTTTCTAACACTCGTGCGTATAGATTAACTTCAGCGGAGATCGTGTAACGTGGCATTAGTTTGGGGTACTCAAGGACAAAATAGCAATTTAGCGTGGGGTTCTCAGGAATCAGTTGCACCTACTTCTGCTATTACTAACGTTAGCGGTACATTCACTCCTGGTGGTACCCTGACTATAACTCACACTGGATTAGGCACTCTTACAACTGCTACGTTGGGAGGCCAATCCCTTACAATAACTGATGGAGCATCGAACCCCTCCACAGTTGATATCCCTGCAGACATAGCATTAAGACGCGAGGATACATACACATTAACAATCGGAGATGGCACATCAACTGCATCTCAAATTAGTAATACTCTTACTACAGAAGCTGGTAGCACTGCAACAAACTTTAATGGCGTTGTACCAGATCCAGCAGAAACCGAAAGCTTTTATGAGCTTATTTTAAATGATGGTGTTGGTACTCCAGCTATTGATGACCAGTTAATCTGGACAAACAATACCAACATGACAGTAGATGCTCAATGGCAACCAGACATCATACCTTATACTTCAGATGTAACTGGTACCTACAGATTTTGGGATAACTCTGCTGGAACATTGAGTGCTCCTCAGGCATACTCGATTGAGCAGACAGATACTGCACCTGATGCCTTTACCTTAACTGATCAGACAGATGTGGCATTAAGCACTCAGATTGAGTCAAATGTTATTACAGTTACTGGAATAAACGCAGCAGCTTCTATAATTATATCTGGAACTGGAGCTGAATATAGGGTATCTACTGACGGTGGAACCACCTTCGGTGCTTATACAAGCACAGGAGGGACTGTAGATGTTGATGATCAGGTACAGGTAAGACTTACCTCTTCAGCTTCAAATAGCACAGAATCAACTGCTACTTTAACTATTGGTGGTGTATCAGATACTTGGAATGTTACCACAGAAGCATTATCACCTACTGGAACAATAGCTGAAACTCTAGCAGACTTTACTTCTTCTGCGACAGGAGCAGCTACAGCAAGCGGTACAATCACTGAGAGCTTAGAAAGCTTTACATTGACAGCTACAGGAAGTTTGATTCAGACATTGACAGGCTCTATTACAGAGACTCTGGAAGATACCACAAGTAGCATTAGTGCAGATGTTGAAGTTGGTGGCATAGCATTTAATGTGCTCGAAGACACTGAGTCAACTGCTTCTGGTGTTGTAGGATCGCCTCTTCTTGGATCTATCTCTGAAACTACAGAAGATTTTACTTCCGCAGGTTTTGGTGGAATAGGTCAGATCTTATTTGGGTTTGTATCTGAAGACTTAGATTCAGTATCAAGCTCAGCAGCAGGGGAGCTTACAGTTTCAGGTACATTGGCTGAGACTCTAGATGAGCACACCTCGACAGCTTCTGGTAGTTCATTTGTCTCTGGGTCATTAACTGAAACCTTAGAAGATCAAACAGCTACAGCAGCAGGCAGTGCATTCATTGGCGGCTCAATAAATGAATCAACTGACGATATGACATCATCTGCGGCTGGAACAATCGTAGTAGTAGTTCTGGGTAGCTTAGAAGAAGACACAGACAATGTAACTTCTACTTTCGTGGCTGAAGTTATTGGTAATGGTAACCTAGAAGGCAGTGTAGAGGACTTTGAGTCTGTTATATCAGCACTTGCTAGAATACCAGGAACTATCTCTGAGACCTCTGAGGACTTTACTGGAGCGCTCTCTGGTGGGGTAATTATTGCAGGTACAGTAGATACTGATACAGGCGATGTAAATTCTAGTACTGCTGGCTTAATAATACAAGATATTGTTGCGACTGGTACTCCTACTACTGCAGATATGACTGTAGTTTCAACAGGAGAGCTTGGTGTTGGATCTATGATTCAATTAGCCATAACTCAAATGCATACTTGGCTTCCTGACAACAATGTGCTATCGAACGATCAAATGGAAGCAATATTAATACCATTGTTTGATAGCCTAGGTGCTGAGAACTACCCTGAGATCTTGTGTAAGGCTCTAGAAAGAGCAGCACTGGCTAATAAGGCTAAGGCTACTACTTCTTACGGATTAACCAAAGAGAAGGTTTACAATGCCGAATACATGTATTCAACAGGTGGTAAGTCTCCTGCAGAGTTATGGGATGATTACATTAGAAGCTTATCAGAAATATGCCCAATATTTGGTTACAACAAACCAGTATCTTTAGGTATTAGAGTTGGAGTTGCTGACACAGTAGAAGCTAACCCTTACTGCAAGAAGAAGCCTGATTCACTTTACTAGGAGATAACATATGTATGCCAAATCATTATGGGAATCCGATGAATTAGTATTCTCTAGTGTAGATCCTAGTGCTGGATACTATGATGAAGATATGTCTTGGGTAGAAGGGGCTAGAGTAGACTCTAGTCCTATTCAAGGCAGCTTACAACCACTAGATGGTACCCATGCTAGACAAGTTACTACTCCAAGAGGAGTTACCTTAGAGGGGGCATGGATGTTTGCAACTAAGGATGGGAACTTAGCCTCTGCCGATGAAGTTACATTAGATTTGGCTCCCAGGACTACTATCCAAGGTAGGGAGTACTATGTAGCAAGGAAGGGAGATTGGACAAGTCCAGGCAACAGAGCCAAGCATTATTTGTATATCCTTCTTGTTTGCCCAAGAGACACTAAAGTATCGGAGTTGTAATGGATCTAATAAAAGGGGATAGATTCTCTAAGTTTTTAAATAGATTAGATTCTGCAAGTAAAGACTCCGTCGATATTGGCTGGTTTGCTGAGCAAGGATACCACTACTCAGGTTTAAGTTACCCAGATCTTGCACAAGTACATTTTAATGGGTTGTCAGTACCTAAGAGAGATATTTTAGGTGTTGCCTTATTCCTGCACAATCCAGCAACTGACAGAGATTTAAAAAATATAATTAAGTCTTGGATTGGAGAAGAGTCTGGCAGATCAGAAGAGTTGTACGAAGCGATCGGTATGCTAGAGAAACATAATGTTAAAAAATCTTTTGGCAGTCCAGTACTAGGAGTTACAAATAACCCAACTCCATTATTAGATACTGGCGACTGGAAAGAAAATACTCGCTACAAAGTAGAGTCGAAAGGGACTCTTAAATAAGGAGAAATATGGCAACTGATTTAAATGGTGTTCGTAACTCTCTTATTGCTGTAGCCAGGACTGCAATTGGATCGAGACTTTCTCAAGTACCAGGCCCAAATAGTACAACACTACCAGCAATTATAAAAGAGTTTAAGAAAGGTCATGAGCCAGATTTTCCTTTTGCTTCTATAAGTATTCAAGCAAGAAGAAGACAAGGTCTCGATACCATGACAGAGTTCTTAGATGAAGATTTCATGACACAGTTTGTAAGATTTTATGATTACTTTGTGTCATTCACAGTTTTCGGAAGTGACGCTATGGAACTTGCGGGAGACCTGGAGGTACGTTTTTGTGATCAAACCTCTATAGCTCAACTCAAAGAAGATAATGTCTATCTGGTAGACACACAAGATATTATCTTGTCATCAGAACTTAGAGGAGAGGACTACATAAGCATAGCTACTTTTAACATGATAGTAACTGTACCGGATCTGACTGAAACAGACTTAGGTTGCTTTGATTCTATGACGTTAAATGGAGAACTTTATCGGGATCAAGATGACCCAGATCCTACAACTTTTAATTTTGAAGTGTAATTTATCAAGGGATATATTATGGCAATAAACACAGTATCAGTTACAATCGACTTAGCTACTACTCCCGCTACTCAAGCTGGGTTCGGTACTCAGTTGTTTGTAAGTACTAATAAATTTTTTAATGAGAGAGTTCGAGTTTTCAACTCTCTGGAAGATGCAGAAGATCTGCCTTCAAACTCAGATGAGTATAAAGCAATTTCTATGCACTTTAACCAGTCTCCAAGCCTACCGATTAAGATTGGCCGTAGAGATACAACTCAAGTGCAATTAACTCCAATCAGTGTTGATGAAGGTGATGTTTTCTCTTTCACAATCACAGTTAATGATGGAGATGACCTCGACGTAACTTACACTGCTGGCGCTGCAGAGACTGCAACTGATGTTGCAACAGCTATTGTATCCCAGATCCAAGGTAATGCTGCTGTAGCTGCTCACGTAACTGCTACTGATAACACTGGCTCATTGACTATCGTAGAAGATTCTGCAAGTGATTTCTTTTATATTTCAAATGCATCCTCTAACTTCACTTACACTGCAACCTCTTCTGAGACTCCTGCAGATGTACTTGATGCAGTTGAATTGGCAGATCCAGATTACTATGGTATTACTTTCAACGAGACTAATGATGCAACTGTATTGCTTATGGCTGCTCAGGCTGAAGCACGTAACAAGTTGTTCTTGTACTGTACTGCTGACACTGCTGTACTAACTGCATGGAATAAAACTGACTCAGGTGTTGATGTACTAGCTGACTTGAACTTAGTTTCACGTAGGCAATCTGTTGGTATCTTCCACCATGAAGCACAAGACACTTTCCCAGAAGTAGGTGTATTTGCTTATTTCGCTGGACGTGGATATCAACCTGGAACTATTACTTGGAACTGGAAAACTATTTCAGGTGTAGGCCCAGCACAGAACCCAACATCAGGTGAAGTTCTTACTGCTACAGAGATTGGTTATGTTAAATCTCGTAACGCTAACACATTTGAGCGTGAAGCTGTAGGCACTATCTTTGGCCCAGGCTCTGTTGCTAAAGGTACTGGATCAGGTACTGGTGAGTGGATTGAGCATGTAACTTCTAAAGACTTCTTGACAGCTCGAATCACTGAAGCTTACAAGACTAAGTTCTATAATCTTAACAAGATTAGCTATAGCTCTGTTGGTATTAACAGCCAGAAGTCTACTCTAGCTACTGTACTTAACCGTTATGTAGAAACTGAGACTACTCCAAATATTCTGGATATTGATCGTCCTTATGAGTTGATCTTCCCTCAGTCAACAGATGTATCTTTTGCTGATAAGGCAAGTCAAACATTACCAGTTAGTTTTAAAGCTTATTTGTCTGGAACTCAAACTAGTATAGTAGTTCAAGGCACATTGACTTTTAACGCTAGCGTTTAATAAGAGGATTTCAACATAATGATTTTACCAGCATATATATCTAGAAATATTGCTATGGCTTGGGGAGACATCACGTTTGATGGCCTAGCTCCTGAGTTTTTAACGATTACTCCTAACGCTGACATCTCCAGTACTGTAGTAGGTGCAGATGGTGCTCGTGCTCCTTCAATCAGCCCTGACTACACCTGTCAAGTAGCTGTCACTTTGCAGCAGAATTCACCAACCAATCGTAAATTAGCTTGGTACTTGAATTCACAACGTGCACAACGTGGCTTGGGTGTAATGGATTTCACTTTGAATGATCCTTCAGGTGGTACATTTACACTATTAAAAGAAGCATACTTACAGTCTGGCCCAGAGCAAGATTTTGGTTCAGAGCCAGGTACTCGTACTTGGACTTGGAATGCTGAACTTAACTATGATCAATTAGCATCTGGTGTTGAGTTTACTTCAAGCATTGCAGCTACTATTGAAGCTGAGATTAATGCAGCAGTAAGTTTATCTTTATCGCTATAATTAAATAGAAAGTCCTACCTCGAAAGCCTCTTAATAATGCTCAAACTTCGGGGTAGGCATTTTAATAAATAATTGTTGAGAGAGAACAATGAAAGAGCTTAAATCATCTGATATGCAAGCAGAGCTTGGTATCAAAGAAGAAACTATCGATGGTCATCGATTTGAGATTAAATTATTGCCTTGTGGCCCAGCAGGTGAATTATTCATTGAAATTATGGATATCATAGGCCCAGGATTAGGTACTGTAGTAGATAAGATGCAAAACTATCACTATATAGAACCAGAAGACAATACAGCATTTACCGAAGTAATTAACACTTTTACCAGTAAGTTAGCTAGAGGTAACTATAACACTGTATTAGATATTGTATTAGAAGGGTGTCTTATTGATGGCGTACCTTTTGACAGAAATAAACATTTACGAGGGAAGTTTGGTACTTATGTATCTTTAGTTAAGTTAGCATTGGAGGCAAACTTCTCTGATTTTTTTACTGGTGTTCTCAGGGATATGGGTTTGGAAATCCCTACCTTGAGCGGCTTAATGGCAACGATCAAGGAGATGGCAGAGGAGCGTCAGTCGATGACTCAAGCAGTCTCGGAAGATTTGGAAAACGAATCTCAAGAATAATTAAAGAGAATGATTCTTTAGGTACTTGGAAGCAAGTTATATTCGATGCTTATTCATCTAAGTATTGTAAAATACAAGACTGGAGAGAGTTGTATTACAATTACTACCCTAAAGAATTTTTAAACCTCTTTGAATTTATTTGTCAAAAAGAAGCCATTGAAGAAGCAGTACATAAAGATGCTGAGGCAAAAGCTAAACAAGCTAACAATAAGGCTAGGTAATTATGGCAGGAACTAATAATAGGGGCATGGATTATACTTTAAAGATCGGTGCTGATTTCTCTGCTGTAGAGAAGTCTCAGAAACGGATTGAGGCTGTCTTAAAGCGTACTGGAAGGGTAGAAAGAACCTTCAACAGAGAGAGAATCAACGCTGCTAATAAGCTCCTAACCTTAGAGAAAAGAATAGCTAATGAAAGACTTCGAGGTATGAGGTCTTCTAGTGTAGCAGCTTCAGCACAAAGAGAGTTAGTTAGGTCAGAAGCTTCTTTGAGAAGAGGTACTTCAAGGGAAGCTTTTACTGCTCCAAGCTCGCGTTTAGTATCTCCTGTACAGACCCAAGATCAAATAAATAGAGCTGGAGAACTTAGAGACAAGTTAACACAAAGAACTGATGTATTTGACACCAAAGCTTTAGATGACATTAATCGAAGGATTGATCGAATCCAAGGCAAAATGCGTAAGACTACTAATCCTCTCGAGTTCAGAAGATTGAAGAGAGAGTTGACTGGAGTAAACACTCAAGTTAATAAGACAATCCGTAACTATGACAGACTTAATCGTAAGATGTCTATGTCTCAGTTTGCTACTAATGGATTGTCCAGTTCCTTGATGAACTTAGGTAGATCATATGTTTCTGTATTTGCTATCATTGAGGGTGCTACAGCCTTCATTAGAATTACTAAGCAAATTGAAACTGCAGAAGTAGCTTTACTTAATGCAGCAGGCAGTGCAGAACAAGCAGCTCAGGATTTTGAGTTTGTTAAGCAGATATCCAATCAGCTTGGACTAGAGATGATATCAACAGCAACTGCATTTGGTAAGTTTAACTCTGCAGCTAAATTAGGAGGGCTTACTCAAGCTCAAACTGAGAAGACATTTTCAGATATAGCTAAAGCTGTAACCAGTGCCTCTTTAAGTGCAGAGAGAGCTTCATTAGTCTTCCAAGCATTCCAGCAGGTAATGTCGAAAGGCGTTCTGTCTATGGAAGAAGTTAGGCAGCAGATCGGTGAATCTTTGCCACAAGGTATGGCTGCATTATCTAGAGCTACAGGTAAGACTGGACAAGAGTTGTTTAAGTTTATTGAGAGTGGTGAAGCAATCTCCAAAGACATACTCCCTGTTTGGGCAGCAGAACTTGCTAAGATCTCAGAAGAGTCAGGCGCTCTCTCCTTAGCATCTAATAACTTAAATGCAAAATGGAATAGATTCCTTAATCAGCTCACAGAAACAGTAGATATTTTAGGTAATGACTTAGGCATTAAAGCCTTGATGATGGGGATACTTGAAGTATTGTCAGACATTACTGAGGCATTCAACTCTACCTTAAAATTAGCCAGCAATCTATTTAAACTCATCTTCATGTGGAATGATGAAGTAGGTCAGATTGAAGATGGCATGGACAAGATAAATGATAAGCTTGGAGCCATGCAGATATTGGTTAAATTCATATCTGGAATTTGGAAGGGGTTTATCGGATCTATCAAGCTTGGAATAAGCTTCTTTGAGATATTCTTTGATAATCTCAGAAAAGAAGGCTTACTTGATGCCTTTAACCTTACAGCAGAAGAATTTGCTAAAGGTAAAGAAGAGGCTAAAAGAATTGCCGAAGAAAAGAGACAGGCAGATATCAGAAAGAATAATAATGCAATCAAAGCTGCCATAGAAGTTAATGTCAATAACGAGATTAACTCTAATAATACTGATGAGATTCTAGATCAAGTTGAATCTACAGTTAAAACTGGCGTAGAGAAAGCTATACAAGATAAATTCTCTCAGGCATTTTAATATAAGGGTAATTATGGCTATATATTTTATATCGGCAACAGTTGACAACGTAGAGTATATTTATGCCCTTGATGCCACAGAGACTTCTTCTGTCAATTCTAGTGGCCAACTGTCCACTCATAAATTAGAAAGTGGCGATTACGCTTCAGATAACTACAGGAATAACCCCAGTACAATATCACTTAGAGGGGTTATTTCTGATGTTTATGTAGGTAATAACATATCGGAAGATGATCGTAAAACCACTAAAGAATATATTGAAGGATTAGAGAAGTTAAAGAATGATAGGATACCTTTTACAGTACATTACGCTTCAGATTTAACTCCAAAGTATCCATGCTTTTTTAACAAGCTTACTTATAGCCAGAACAAAGAACTAGGGTTCTCTGGATCTTCTGGAGATGGACTTAGTATTAATGCCTACAAAGTTTCAATGCAAATAACTGAGACTAGGATTGGTAGGACATCTTCTATTACCACTGGTAAAGCATCAGCATTTATAGACCCCACCCAAGACAAACAAGAAGCTTCTTCACCAACTAAAAGTGAAGTGACAAGCAGGGCTACAAGTGGATATTTAGACATATATGATTCAGCTACCAACTTTACAGAGGTTGGAACAGGCACAGAATTACCGGGAGGTTAAATGGCAGTACAGCTACCAGTACCTTTAGTCTCCTATTCGGAGATTGAAGTATCTTTATCAGGTATTACCTACATCCTAAATTACAGATTCAATACAACCTTCAAGAAAGATGAGAATGATGAGGGTACTTGGATGCTAGACATAATGGACTCAAATAGAAATTTCATTATTAAAGGACTTGGAGTAGTAGGTCAAGGATTCTTAATGGATAACCTGATAGTAGAGGGGTTTGATCACGGAGATATACTTTGTTCTAAAAACCAACAAACAACTAAACGGCCTACCAGAAATAATGTAGGAATAGATAACGAATATATTTTAGTATACCTCACTAACGAGGAGATAGCAGATGTCTTCAGTTGAAGCTTTTGGTTATGAATATTCACTAACTGTAGGGAGACCAGATGCACTTATAAATTCTGGAGTCCCTTTTGTAGACTTATCTAGTGCAGTTGTGGTTGCCACTGCATCTAAGCCTACATCTCCATCTTCAGTAGGAGGCCAAAACTCTAACAAAGAAGACTACAGAACAGTGCCTGTTAGATTTTTTGAAGTAGTGGATAAACAACTAGAAGCGAACATACAGAATACAAAAGATAATGACAATCCTACTAAGATATCTGTATATAACTTAACACCGAACCAACTGAATTTAGTAAAGGAAAACTCTTCTGTAGTGTTACGTGGAGGGTATGCTACTGAGATAGGCCCAGGATTAGATAGAACTAAATTACCTATGTTGTATGTAGGACAAGTAATATCCACTACTACCATAGACGACGGGGTTAACAAGATTACAGAGATTTTATGCTCTTCAAGCAGAACCCCAATGAAGAATATAAAATTGTCCATAAGTTGGCCTCCTGGCACTACTTGGTTAGATATGGTGTTCGACCTTATTGATATAACTAATCAGGCAGGTATACCAGTAGGGAATGTTGTAGGTGATGTCGAAAGACGTACAATTATTAATGATCCAGCACCTGATGGCTACCAATTGTCAGGGTTACTAGGAGAAGAGTTTTTAAAACTACTCCAAAGCGTTGGATATAGAATGTACATGGTCTTAGGTAAGATACACATAGAGCCAATATACGCTGACCCAGATGTTGAAGTTATAAATATTAAATCTGAAAATATTAAAGGAACTATCAATAAAGAGGAAGATGGTTCTGTAGGGTTATCAGGAGACGGGCAAGAAAGAGTCGGAATTAAGTTAAAAACATTCCTTAATGGAAATATAACCACAAACAAAATGTTAAGGCTTACTGAATTACTTAATAAAGAGTTTGAAGGTGATTATAAAATTAATTCAGTAGAGCACGTCATGAATTATGAAGGTGATGTGTGGGACACTGAAATTAGTGCTGTGAGAGTAAAATGATAAAGAACTTTAGAGAAGTTGTTAGAAGGTTAATACGGGAGTGGGTAGTAGGTAATGTTGAAACTTGCCTTCCTGCAGTCGTAATAGATATAGGTGGGTATCAAAGTACTCAACAAATTAAAACACTCCAACCACTTCCTAACGTATTGTTCGATGACCTTCAAGCAGTGGAGATGCCCTATATCTATAATGTGCCTGTAGAGCTTACAGGAACTAAAGAGAGTCTTATATCAGTACCTATCAAGGTAGGTGATACTGTAATGGTTAGATTCTCTAAGAGAAGCATCTCAGAGCTTAAGAACCAGACTAGTGCAGAAGCGTACACACCAAAAAACTTTAGACAGTTTGATAGTGTAGATGCTACAGCATTGCCTGCAGTACTTAACTCCCCAGCGAATTTAAATCCCAGTGCAGATCATACCGAGATAAAGTTTAAAGATATCTTAGTTAGCTATCAAGACGATGGCACTGTATCTGTGACGAATGGTGTTGTCACTAATGTTTATTCTCCTGATGGGAATATAAGCTTAAACAATGACAATGCCACTATGACTATAAGTCCCGAGGGGGTGCTGGATTACTCAAGCTCGCCAGTCTCTCTCACCTTAACTCCCTCGGGCAACCTTTTGAATGTTGTGGCAGCAGATACAGTATTCTCTGGTAATGTCTCTGTAGGGGGTACTATGGATGTCACAGGAGCTACTTCACTGAGCAATACCTTAGCAGTAACAGGGTCAAGTACCTTATCAGGGGCCACTTCTGTTGGAAACACACTGGCAGTAGCAGGGGCTACTACAATGGCTGGAGCCAGTATGACTGCTGCAACTATTGGTGGTGCAGATTATACACAACATACCCACTCTAATGTAACTTCAGGTATTGACAACACAGGCCCAGTAACCTAACGGAGAGATAGATGACAGATCTTACAATAGATAGAGGTACTGGAGACTTACAGATCCAAAATGGGGATTTAGTACTTATACCAACAATACAAGAATTAGTAAGGCAACAAGTACAAATTACATTGAGTACGTTTAGAGGTGAGTGGAGTTACAACACAGAGTTTGGTGTTCCATATGTAGCCAACGAAAATAACCCCATACAAATCTTTAGTAAAACCTCAAAGAATATATTTGATTTAAGAATGAGAGAGGCTATCCAATCTACCGAAGGTGTTGTGGGTATTGATTCATATTCTTCAGTAAGAGATCCAAGATCACAACTGATAACTGTGACATTCACAGCAACAACTAATTCTGGAAATATTTCAGACTCAATAGAAATAAACATTTAAGATAAGGTAATTAATCTATGTCATCTTTAGACGAGAACGGTTTAATTATAGATAGATTTCCAGATATCCTCAGTGATATTGAGTCTGACCAGAGAACTAATATATCTGCAGATTTAGTCTACAATGATAATACCGTAATCTATCAGTTAAACTCAATTGTAGCGTCTCTTGTAGGTAATAACGCAGAGCTTCTAGAAGCAGTTTACAATGCCAAAAGACTAAGCACTGCAACAGGTATAGACCTAGATTATTTAGGCGCTCTGAAAGGCATATATAGGCTCCCAGACTCATTCTCTCAAACTACATTTCAACAGTTTGTTGGAGATGCTGGTACATTAATAGCAGCAGGGTCTTTATTCTCTAATCCTGTAACAGCAGACCAGTTTACTAATCCAGAGCAGATTGTATTAAGCCCTACCAGTTGTACCCAGGCAATATTAGAAGTTACTACACTACTTAACACTACTTTATATTCGGTTACAATTAATGATGTAGTTTACTCTATAACATCAGATGTTAGTGCAACAAGACAAGAGATTGTAGATTCTCTGGAGACTGAGATAACATCTGGAGGTGATGCTACATTCACAGCGAACTCTGTTGGTGAAACACTAGTATTAGCCTCAGTAGACGATAACCCAATCTCAGTTATTGTAACAACATACATGAGTGTTACTAATATGACTGCATTTGGTTCTTTAACTGCAGTTGCTCCAGGCAGAGTAGTAGCTCCGCCCAACACAGTAACTAATGTAGTATCAACTATCCCTGGCTTAGATTCTACTACCAATACAGAACAATATACTTTAGGTAGGCTAGAAGAAACTGATGATGAGTACAGAATAAGAATTGGAGAAGGTGAAGGTAGTCCTTGCTTTGGTACTCCTCCCTCTATTGAAGCTTATTTGTTGGCGAATGTCCCTAACATAGGCTCAGCAACTGTAATTGAGAATGCTACCAGTACTACAGATGTTGAAGGTAGGCCTCCACACTCATATGAAGTGATTGTTACTGGTGGAACTAATGCTGATGTGGCTGAAGCAGTTTGGACAAGTCACGGAGCGGGTATTGAATTATTTGGTAATACTAGTGAAGTGTACGTCGATCCTAGAGGAAGGGCACACACAGTAAACTTTAGTAGACCTACCCCAGTTAACGCAGCAGTTAGAGTTACATATACACTTTATGATGAAGAAGTGTTTCCAGGTAATGGTGAACTTCTTATTACCCAAGCTGTTGTAGATCATGTAAATGGATTAGAAGGTGGACAAGATATTATTGTAGGTAGAATGTTTGGCTCTATTTATAACTCAGTGGCTGGGTTAGACAGTATTACTGTTGAGATACAAGAGTTAGCCAGTCCTGGAGATACTCCTGTTGGAGGTTCTTGGACAACTACTTCTATACCTGTCTCTGATGATGAGTTTGCTTCCACAACTGATGTAGATATTTCTTTTGTAGCTCCATAATAAAATTAACTTAGGACTTATTTGATGGCAAACTTAACACCGAAAGATTTTGAAGCATTTGCTCAAGAAGAGTCTTTATTCCAATTTGAAAATAAACCTATATTCCAAGGCGTACTAAGCTCTTGGGCAAAATGTTTTCAAGATGTTGAAGATGTTATTTATGATTTGTACCAAGTTAATATTTATACTGCTGTTGGTGTTCAACTAGATCATTTATATGGCGAGTTGTTTGGTGTACCAAGACTCAGCAGAAATGACTCTGAATACAGAGCTGCTATACTGGCAAAGATTACTACGCTGAACAGTGACGGTACTATTGAAAACTTACAAGGTAACTTAGAAGCTTTAACACTCTCCGAGAATGTAGTTATATTCGAGCATTTCCCAGCAGATATACATGCTTATTTAGGTGGGACGTTTTCCGGTCACACTTACCAAGAAGCTGGTGATTTGTCTCTTGCTGGAGTTAGCACAAGATTAATTGTAGATGATAATTTTACTTGCTTCATCCCTTCGTTGTTCTTAGAAACTACAGCAGACTTACAAGTATACCAAGGTGGTGTTCCTGCAGACTTACAGGCTAACGTAACAGCTTCTCCTGCAGACTTACAGATTAATTTAGGTAGTATTGCACAAGACACTATCCAGAGAGCTATTCTTCCAGAACTAAATGATCAACTCGATAATGTAGAATATAATGAACTATCTTTACTACTATTTTCGACAGATCAAGTTCCTGATCCATCTGAGCTAATTATTGGGTCTGGTGGTAACTCCATAGAGACATTTACTGGCACACTGTCAGGAGAATTAACTGCATCTGGATCTTTGAATGAAAACTTAGATGGAATATCAATGTCTGGTATGGGTGGTACTTATGCCAACATCGGTGGAACTATATCTGAAACCTTAGACAGTGTTACTTCAGTAGCTTCTGGATCTCTTACAGTAATTGTAACAGGATCTATTTCTGAAGATTTGGATGACGTAACTCTTACTGGTGGTGCTGATTTAGAAATATTTGGTACTTTATCTGAGAACTTGACTGACATCACCTCTGTTGCTTCTGGAGAACTGGAGGTAATAGGAACTAGTACTGTATCATCCGATGATGTAACATCTTCAATTTCAGGTGAGCTTAGTACGACTAGTGGCACTGCAAATAACACAACAGAAAACTTTACATTATCAGCTTCTGGTTTAGTTCCTACAGGGTTTTCTTTCACTGATATGGTGCCTGAAGATGACCAGTTTGCAGTTCAAGGGCCAATTAGACAATCAACAGGAACTTATAGCTTAAGTGATGTAGGAAATACAGAATTTACCTTACAACTAGTACAACAACCACAAGAATATGTTGTCAATGCATTAGTACAGATAAGGAATCTTGAGAATCTAACAGGATCTTCCAGAAAAGCTACTATAAGTTTAGGATTTAATTCTGGCTCTGATACAGTAAGAATTTTAGCTGAAGACTTAGTATGTGATCAGCTTTACTCTAAGGTAGTTACTCATGCTAAGACAGATAACAATGATTATGATGTGTGTGGTGCGAAGTTCACTGTTGATGTTGAGGACACTTATACTACATACGTAGTTTCAGGGACAATTAGTCTTACTACAGACGATTCAAACGAACAAATATCTGCACTATTGACAGTAGTTCCTAATTACGATTCGGGAGGTGTGGTCGAAGTAGGAGATATAGACTTCTCAATGACTCCGTCTTCTGGCTATAATATTTATAATTTAGTTCCGACTAGATTCGGTTTAGCTTCTGATACTGTAACCACTACTTCTATTGATGCATTGGATGTTGGACAAAACAGTACAGCAATAGAATTTACTAGTGTGCACAGTAAAAGACAGAATAGAGTGGTTAATGTTGTTGCAGCCATAGAAGTACAGCCTGATGTTTTTGAAAATGGATATGTAAATGGAGTTCTAGAATTAAGAAGAGCTAATGTCAGTGCCACTAGAACAAGGGCCTACATAAAAGACATTAAAATAATTTCTCCAGATTGGGAGGATATCCAAATAAGGGCTTCTAATCTTAGCGATTTAAATGGTAGCCAAACTATTAACTTCAGGATTAATACTTCAAACCCTAATAGGACTACAGCAGCTCAGACATCTTACATTTACTTTAAAATAGAAACACCAGCAAGAAGTGGTTCAGAAACAAGTCAAGAGGGTGTTTGGATATATTCAGAAGGAAGTGGAATACCAGGGCATGGCATAACATATACTCACTACAACGCTCATGTGAGAAATGAACTTGAAGTTGGCAATGTTAATTCTACAGGATCTGAAGGTTCCATAGGAGATATTGTCGGAGAATTTGATTATAATTTATTAGCTTCTGATATTGTATCTCCATTCTCTCTGGTGATAGGGCCACATATAGCACTGTCAACCGCAGAAGCTTCTGTTACTGCTAGCTCATTTACATTAGGGTCTGGAGGACTTCCTCAATTCCAAGAAACCTTTAATATACCTGCACTAGACGCTAATAACGATTCTGTTGGTTATAGGTACACAACTAACACCAATATTCAAACAATTACGTTTACGGCACAGTACACAGTGACTAGGCAGTCTGGATCTACAGACCTGAATGTCGATTTTCGTGTAGCTGCAGCTAGTTTGTTTGGCGAAGGGGTGTTTAAAACACAGGCTGGACTCGTTAATGGGGGACATACTGCAGAAACAAGTC